ACCCCGCAAGTGTTCGACTAATTTTTCAAAAACATACAGTTTTGCTGTTTTTTCATCACTAGAATAATTTTCTACTTTTTTGATTGTTTTCGGGTCTACCATAAATTTAAGAGATTTTTCTCGTAAGAGAAAAAGGATAAATTACTTTTTATATTCGCCATAGACTTCCTCGTATTGCGTAATAACAATAGCATCATGGATGTTCTTCCAGCCATGACAACCTTCCCATAGAATCTTGTGGACGAGCCTGTTCTTCTCGTTTAATACCCCTTCCGATTCTGCCTTGCATAGACGCTCACGCATCTTGTCGATTGTTTTCTTGTCGTATAGCTTGACCGGAGGGAGCTTGCCCTTGTTCTTACTCTGGATATTGGTGTTCATAGAGGGTTTCTACTAGCGTCTCTTTCTCGATTTCCATAGGGGGAGGTGGATTCAAGTCTCTAGCAGCATCCTCGCTAACCTTCTGCCAGTTCTTCCCGTTCAGTCTAAAGACACTCCCGACTTCAATCTCTCCAAATGTTTTGGCGTTGTGCATCCTACTATATTCTAATCCACGCAACTCGAAAGTCAACAAGTTTTTTATTTTCTAATAAATTGAAATACGCAACAAAAGAAGAAACGGCGGCTCCCTCAACTTGAGGAAAACCGCCGCTGTGTGAAACCCGCTGCCTACTATTCAGCGGGAGATTGGTTGCAAACGTCTATCACGTTGACGTAGTTGGCAAGGGTAAGGAGGAACTCTTTCTCTCCGCATTTCCAACCGCACAAGTGCTGATAGTCTAACCAAGCAATCATCGGGTACTTACCCATCAGCTTTTTACCCAAGGCAAGCAGATTGTGGGTAGTCTTTGAAGCCTTTGGACTTTCAAAGTCTTTCGTCAGGCCGAAATCCTTCGCCAAACCGCGAACAACATCTACATTTTTCGTATCTTCTACGCAACCGTGCATAAAGGATAACGCATTTGCGAACTCGACGAAAGTGCCATCCTTGTCTGCGAGTTTCTTCTCAAGTTCGCCCCATTGCCTCTTTTCGGTAAGGAAGGTAGACAGGTGGTTTAGATTCTCCAGCTTGTCGTTCCTGCGAGTGTTTACAAACTCAAGAGCGGCAGTACGGTCAAGGAACCTTTGCGTAAGGTCTGTGGTTTCCATGTGCAGTTTCAACTGCTTTTTCATGTAATCCCAAAGGGTAGTCCATTGGCTTTTACCTTCGACCTTGTTCCTCTGTCCGACCTTGAAGGCGTAAACATTTGGAAAATCAATCCCCGCTTCTTTGCAGGAGTCCTTGAGATTCTTCATCTGTCTTGGCTCTTGGTCGTAACCTTTCAAGCCCTTGACCATGAACTTGTCGATAAGAACATACACCCCGCCAGCGTCCATGTCTGCTTCGGCAATCTTCCACCATTGAGACTTTGCTCTGCTCCAACGGTTGTTAGATACCTCAAAGTCGTAGGTGAAGCATTTCGCAGAGTGCTTAACGTCCTTCGACGCTCCACTACCATCGGGATTTCGTACAGGAGAATACCCCTCAAACTCGCTCAACTTATGCTTTTCGAGCTTCGATAAAGGAGTCATTTCACCGTCCCAACCCGCCTTCTTCACCCATTCTTTCTTCGCTTTTGCGTTAGCAAATTGGATAATGAAGGGTTTTTTGCCTTCGTTAATAAGCAAGGGTAACACGCGCCCCATGATGCCGCGACGATGCCCAATATCATTCTCAATAACCACTGTTCCTTTTACGCAAGTGATGTTCGTCGATTCCTCGCATCTAAACTTGCTGCTTCGGTGATTTTTATTGAAGGCGTGAAGGAACACGGTTTGGTCTGATTCTGTTTTGGGCCAAGTGGGACTAGGCACACTATAACTATCACTATCCACTGACTTGCCCTTCCAGAGCAACTTCTTTGCTAGGACGTTCCTCAATGAGTAAAGGGGGCTTGCATAGTCAAATACGCTACCAAAAAGGCATTTTGCATCGAATAAGGTTTTACATTCCTTGAAATCGTCGCTTACGCTTTCTACAAGACCATCCTTCACCGCTTTCAAATGGCGAACCAAGTTTTTGCGTGTGTGGTCAGTGTATTGAAGTTTTTCGCGTGATGCGGAAATCTCCAAGTCACCAATCGGGACGTTCAGAATGAGGTTGTCTTTCAAAAGAGGAGCAAGCCCATCCTCATGGTTAAGATTAAGAGCATACTCGTCGAGGGGATAACCAATGTTTCCCATCACAACAATAGCCTCACCAGAGTTCCGATACCTTTCGTTGCTGGTTTCAACCCACTTCCAAGTATCACCAGAAAAGACAACTGTTGGGTTCTGGTACTCAAACTTTTTACTGTCTGCTCCCTTTACTGTGGGTTTAACGGGGAAGTGCCGAAAAAGAGCATGAGCCTTTTCCTCAAATTCAGTGTGGTCGTCGTTGCGTACAGGCACAATGATTTCAATGCCGTTTTCTTCGCTGGTGTTTTCCTCGCCAATTTTGGAAATTTGACCAATTTGCGATGGGTCGATGAAGGCGTTGTAGATGCACTTCTTACCGTCGATATAGGAATTGATAACAAAGTTGTCTCCATAAGCAAAAGCCGATTTGGAGCCAAGTCCAAGTTGACCAATCATCTCATTGCTTTGACGCTTGGTGGATTCACCATAGAAAGCGTAAACGTCTTGAATTTCCAAGTCGGTAAGTGCCTTACCAAAATCGCGTACCTTGAACTCTGGCAGCAAGCGAGTGGGAAGGGACACTATGATGGGAGTATCACGCTTGTCAGCGTCAATGTGAGCATCTACGGCATTACAGGTATATTCCCGTACAACTGCCATAATCTTGTCGGAGTATAACTGGTTCCGCAAGACATTGAAGATGTGAGCAAGGCCAGAAGCCTTGATTCCGAATTTAACGGTGTTTTGAATACCATTAGATTTTAGTGTGTTTGGGTTTCTTTCGATTTGTTTCATAGTAGGTTTTATGTTTAACTGAAATACTATGATAAATCAATTCTAAAAATGAGTCAACTACTTTTTTGCGTAATTGCAACTTTCTAATTTCTAATAAATAGAAGTGCGTGAACTACGACTATAAGGGGTAAAAGTAAACTACTGTTCTCCACGGTAAGGTCTTGTGTTGTCTCTTTGGCTCTCTGCTGGTTCGCCATGCTGTTGGAACCACCTAAATCTCTCAAGGAAATTCTCCCAGCATCCCTCCTTTATTTCTGGTAGCGGTGGTGCTGACGGTGTTTTTTTTGTTTCCTTATTATCCATGTAGCATATCTCCACCTTCGGGGCCATCTATACTTGTTTCAATAAAAAAGTCCTCTATTTGAGAACCGCTAAAAATATCTCTTTCAGCCATATCCATGAAGGAGTTATACGCTGCCTTGTGCGCTTGCTCCCGTGTATGCGCTTTTACTATAAATTGCTTGCAAGCCTTATAGTTGAGTTTCACTACCCATTCTGGCTTGTCAAAGTCTGGCGTTGTCATGTCCTTCTCTCTCTCTTACTATTAGCTCGTTGATTCTAAAAACATGATAGCGTTCACGAATCTTATTACAAATTTTTTTTGCTAACAAAGTCTGTGAAAACTCTGACGCGAGGTTTATTTGGGCATCCTCAAACCCCGATAGTATTTCTTTAACCTCTTTTTCTAGTGAATTACTCGCTTTTATTGTCATATTTGGCGTTTATTTGTTCAATTTTATTAAAGCCCCACTCGTAAGCCTGTTCTGGTGTGGGGAAGCTATTACACTCCTCTGTTATCCAAGAGACTTTGCCTTTTTTGTAAACGGACACTACCCAACACTCATTCTTGGCGCGAGCCAATGGAGAACATGAAATCCAGTATTTATCCTTTAAGTCGAAAAGCTCTCTCATGTATTCTTTCCGTAAATCTCATTCGACTGCTGCGTCACTCTCACAAAAGTAGCACACTTGGGCATATCCTTTAGCCTTCTGGCTCCTATGTAGGTACAAGCAGACCGTAAGCCGCCGAGGATGCTCTCTAGCGTGTTTTTGACAACCCCCCTGTGCTTGACCCTGACTGTTTTGCCCTCCGCGCTCCTATATTTGGCTACACCGCCGTTGTGCTTCTCCATAGCGTCCTTGGAACTCATGCCGTAAAAAGTCTTATATTTTGTGCCGTCTATTTCTTCTTCTTGTCCTTCGCACTCCGTATGTCCAGCCAGCATACCACCAAGCATAACAAAATCAGCACCACCACCAAAAGCCTTGGCAATATCTCCAGCATTGGTGCAACCGCCATCAGCCATAATATACCCCCCAACGCCATGAGCGGCATCGGCACACTCGACCACCGCGCTAAATTGGGGATAACCCACACCAGTCTGAATACGAGTAGTGCAAACAGAACCGCTTCCAATACCGACTTTGACAATATCTGCTCCACTTAATATAATCTCCTCTGTCATTTCGCCAGTAACAACATTCCCAGCAATAATAATAAGTGCTGGATGTTCCTCCCTGACTCGTTTAATAAAATCGCAAAACCTCGCCGTGTACCCATTTGCCGCATCAATGCAAACAAACCTAGTGTGATAGAAATTCCAAGTAATGTTCTGGAGGTAATCTAAATCATCCGTTTTTTTGGGGTCGTACTTAATCCCAATAGAGGGGCAAATGTGGTCGTAAATTCTGCTCTGCCAATCCTTCGCTCCTCGTTCATATTTCCAACTTCCTTCGTTAGCTTCTCTCTGCTCTTTATTTTTCCAAACTCCATAACCGTTCAGTTTATGCGCCCATCTATCTCCATCGTTATGCTTGCTGATGCAAGTCAGCATATTGTATTGAGCGAGTTTTTTAGCCATCTCGAAAGTACCAACCGTATCCATATTTGAAGCCACAATCGGTACACCTTTCCAACTATAACCCTTTGGGTCTGCTCCTTCTCCACCAGCATGAGGAAAATTGAACTCACGCACTAAATCGACATCCTTACGGGACTCTAATGTAGAACGCTTTGGGCGCATAAGAACGTCCTTGTAGTCTAACTTTGTGTCGTTTTCTATCCTCATTTAATAAAAATTAAAAAATAGTTCGCGGTGTTAATGAAGGGATAGAAGTAATCATCCTGTGCGTGATTCTCTCACGCCTCTATTCCGCAAACATAATTAGCTTAAATACTCGTCTATCTCGCTTCTTCCTATTTTGCGTACTTTCGCATCCATTGGAATGTAAAACACTACATCGTGATGTCTCATTTTGAAAAGGAAGTCGTCGTATTCATCCATAAATCTAGCAACCATGCCTATTCCCTCGACCTTGTAAAGCCTACCCCTTACCATATCCTCTGGTAATACCACTTGACCAGCGTAAGCCTCCTGCTCACCTTTCCAGCCCTGTGTGCCTTTCGGCCCTATCGGCCCTATCGGCCCAACCAGTGCCGTTGGCGAATCAAACTGCTCTGAAAAAGCCTTTTCCATTTCTTTCATGCTTTGTTTAATGCTCTTGCCAACCCATCCTTTATTATCGCCGCCGCCAACATATTTGCCAGTTGTTACGTCACATCCTGCATCATCTACAATCTTCAGCACTTGAGTTGGGCCATAGCCTGTATCTTGTAGGTAAAATACGGTAAACTCACTACCATCCTTGGCTAACATTTTCGATTTTTTCATAATTATTAAATAATACTAAACAGCTTTAACAGAATAACAATCTGGAGGGTCACGGTGAGCAACGCAAGGCAAGTCCTCGCTAATTCCATAATGTGATTATATTTGTCCAGCTTTCTTTCGAGGCGATACATCGACTCTGGTATTTTTTCTTCTTCCATTGGGTTAATTTCGGCCCTTCGCAGCATAGTTGCTTCTTCGCGTGATATTGGCATTATTCCATCCCCATTGCTTCTTTTACTTCGGTGACTACGTTGTGTACGTCGAGCCAAGTCAAGCCTTCTTCTAAATCTCCATTTGAATCCATAGCGGTATTCTTTTTACCCTGCCACTCACCTCCAAAGTTTATTCGGCAAGTGGGAGCGAAATCGTAACTATATGAATTATTCCAACCAGTTCTGGTCTGCTTCTGACCGCGAATGTGAACTGTGACATGAGGATACTTCTCTCTCACTTTTCTCATTCTAACGGTTGCCGTTTCAAACGGAAAGTTGTCGGTTTGTGTGCGGGGTATAACATCTTCTTCTTCGATTTTACCTTGAGCTACTAGGCCCAACGCTCTGCTGTTTCTTTCCCACTTAACTTCCATTTTCTTTTTATTCATTACAATAACGAGCTTAAACGGATTCTAAAGTTGAGTCAATCCTTTTTTCGGTTGCGATACATGAACTGTAATTTGCGGAGTGCTGCGTCCTCAACTTGCCGTATCCTCTCACGGGTTATGCCAAAGTGGTCGCCTATTTTCTCAAGAGTCTCTTTGTCCAAGCCCTGTAAGCCAAAACGATGGCGAATAATATATTCTTCCCTTTCTGGAAGGCACGAAAGCATTTCTGATAAGACTTCAGCTTCCTCCTTCCGTTCTAATTGAAGCGATGGGCTAAAAGACTCTATATCGCACACCATTTCAATGAAAGGCAGCATCCCTTTTCCTTCGCCAGCCTCTACCGACGAGTCGAGTCTGAAAATTGGGGCAGTTATTTCAAATAATTTTTCGACCTTGGCTACTGTCATGCCGAACTCTTTGGCTATCAGTTCGTTGCTTGGCACATCATCATGTTCTGCGATATATCGCCCCATGAACTTACGAATGTTCAAATATCTCTGCTTTAGGTAAACGGGGAGTCTAATTAGGCTGCTCTTATTGTTTAAGGCTCGTAGTATCTTTTGCCTAATCCAAAAAGAAGCATAAGTTGAGAATTTTGCGCCCCTATTCGGGTCAAATTTTTCAGCAGCAACCATGAGTCCCATATTCCCCTCGTTTACCAAATCCTCGACTTCTACTCCAAGATTGGCGTAGTCTTTCGCCATTTTTATGACAAGGCGAATGTTTGATTCAATGAGCCGACATTTTGCGTCATCCTTCTCTTGCTCTGTTCCATTAAGGAGGGCTTGACCCAACCGCTCCGCTTCACTTTGGTCGAGCATCGGGGGGAGGTTATTGAAGTCGCATTTGTCATTCATCTTATAGTTCTCCAACCATATTTTTTACTTGCTTCTTGAACTCACGCAATTTCTTGGCTTGCTTCTCAAATTTGTATTTTTGGTAGTAGTTCGCCATGCGGTCACACTCACTCAAAAGACCATCTTTCGTCCTTTTGTCTAGGTACTGCTTGCGTTCCTGTTTTTTATTTTGCATTTTTTATTAAAATTTAATGGTGGGCCTTGAGGGACTTGAACCCCCAACCTAGAGATTATGAGTCCCTTGCTCTAACCAGTTGAGCTAAAGGCCCAAATTCGCTAGTTTCACCTCGACTTCTTCTAGTGTTTCTTTTACGTCGATATACTGGTCGCCAAAGTGAACCTCGACATAAGCATCTCCGTAGGCACTTTGAGTTTCTTTAGCAAAATTTACATTGTCCCAATTCACCGTGACTTCTTTATTGCTGCCGTTATTGGCTGTTAGTGTTATATTTTTCATTCTAGTGATTTAACTGTTCCATCTTCGCCAATAATCAATCCACGATGTCGTTCTATCTCTGTAACATCAATAATGTGGTCTTCAGCTTTCCTATTCCTGTTGTATTGGTCTACGAGTTCTTGCTCGTCCCGCTTTTGCCATTCTTCTTCAATAAAGCTAATGATGTCGCTACGTCTATAAATAGCCCTATCATTTACAGCGTCCTTTAACCGTATGTAAACTTCTTCTAGTATTTCCTTGTCAGTCATGGCTTAAAATTAAAGACTTGCCGCAGCGAAAGCCACGGCAAGTTTGAGTTGCGTTACTTATCCAAAGTCTGTGGGATAGTCTCGTCAACAGTGAGAGGGCTGGATGGGTTGCTTCTATCGACCTGCCGCGCATTATTTACGCTTGCTTGCGGCGATGGTGCGTTCTGCATACTGTCCAGTGTCTCTGACTGCGTTTTGTTCATGCTGTATGTTAGGTAGCCCGTGAAAGCAAAGTTTAAGGCAAGCAAAATAATCGCTGCTCGCGCATAAACGGTCTTTACTGTCGTTAGGGCTGGTTCGTTACTGTTTTCTGTTTCGTTACTCATTCAAGTCCAATGTTACTATCGTTCTGCGATAAAGTCAATGCTTTTTCTTTGGTATATCGTCCACCTATAAACCTTTTTCATTTATTAAAAATTAAAAATCATCTGAATCAGAGGGTTTCGTGAAAATTCGCGCATCCTCCGAATCATCGCGACAAGCATCACACATTAGAGTCTTCCCTCTTGGCAAATCGTGAACGTGTGTCAATTCGTGAACATGGAAACCACATTCGGGGCATTCGATTAAATCTGCAAAATACATGATTACCACGCCCCTCCTGTACCACCGTCCTCTGGTTTAGCCCAGTATTTCTCCGTGGAAATGGTTGGGTTCTTGCCCCACCACTCCAGAAAATTCCCGACTGTACGGTAAACCCTTTCAGATACTTCATCGAGTGCCTGTTCGTCAGTCCACCAGCCTTCATGCGTGTCGCCGTGAATGTTCTTCATCTCTTGGACAAGTGCGTCTTTAATGCGTTTTTTCATTTAACATTCCTCCTTGCACTCGTAGTCTTTCTTCGTGACGCTCTTGTACGCTATGTTTCCAAGCGGCTCACTAAAGAGAAGGTTGTCGAGTTTTAGCGGCGGTAACGGCTTAAACTCCTGTCTTGGTTCATTGTCGCATTGAGGGCATTTGCAGCCCACAAGCCACACCGATAGTATGATAATAATATATTTCATTTACTGTTCTAACTGTGTCTATCTAAAAGTTTTTTTAATTTCCCCGCTTCTTCTGTTAAGTCCATTGTGTCTCCATCTTCTTTCTCAATCAAAGATAAAATAAGTAAATCATTCGGACTCAAACTGCCTGACCCTTGACCAAGCATCTTAAATCCCAAGTTGCTTTTGAGTCGCTTCTTTGCCCAATCATCTAGTTTGATTTTAACAATCATTAAATGTCCCATTCGTCCAACGCTTCGGTTAACACTTGCTCCATAGTTTTACCATGCTCGTTTGCCTCCGCTGCTGCGTTTAACGCACTCCACATAACCTCCGCTTCAAGTTCGTATTCTTTTGCTGCGTCAAGGGTTTTGCGTACCAGTTCTAAATTACTCATAGTCTCTAATTGCAATTACATAGGGGAAGCGAGGCACACCGTCAGGTGTGAGGTTAAAAAACTTAACCGTTGCTTCCACTCCTATTAAATCATCTGCATTATCTAGCAAATCTGCCAGATATTCAAACGAGCCTTTCACGTTGGAGTGAAATCCCTTGCCATGTTCATTTTCAAACTTGAAGTGTTTGATTGTTCCTGCACGGTTGCCCTTACCTTCTTCATACCCAAGGATAGTGTATTCTTTGTCCATGAACTCTTTGCGCTTGAGCAAAGTGGGTGAGCGTTTGTTCTCGTAAGGCCCGTCAATGCGTACCATTTGCCCCTCGTATCCCGCCTCCATGTAATCTTCGTAGCAACGGTCTAGTTGCTCTCTACCGTGGATTTCAGTAGTCTCTACTATCACAAGATGGTCAGTTTCATCCAACCCCAAGTTGGCGTACTGTGCGTCCAACACGGAAGTTCTGTCGGAAAACAAATCCTTTTCTGTATAGCATCCACCTTTGCGGAATGGGTTGTCCTTACCTATTACTGGCGCATCATAAATCCAATACTGAATCATTTCCCTGCTATCATCCAAGTGTTCTTGGGTAAGGTTCTGCTTGCGAACAAGGTGAATAATTTTGTTGAAATCGTTTTTGTAGTCATGGTTATATAACTCACCGTCAAGAACAGCATTAGGATACTTTTCAAACAAAGGTTCTAACGCTTCATGGATGTGGGGTACGGCGGTAATCTCTTTGCCAGTACGGGTAAACAACCCCTCGCGCATGGCAATACAACGTATGCCGTCCAGCTTGGGTTGAGAGAATACGGCAGCACCCACTCCCGATTCATCAATTTCACCCATTACCTCCTTCTCGCGGAGCTTGTTCTTGAAATCCTGTGCGAGCATCGGTTCGTAGAACCTCTTTTTGTCAATGTTCTCCACGTTCAAATGGTATCCGCTTTCCAGCTTTTTGTCATGCTTGGCTATGGCTTCTTTAATTGCCTGTTCGTCGCCAGTAGTCGCATTTGCGCGGCCAACATTTTTTGGCTTACAGGTTGTCCACTTGTTCTGAATCTTTTTACCATCCTGCTGACCAGAGATGGTGCGATATTTGTCACCATCGGTGATAATCTGCCAAGTTTGTGTTTTGCCTATCGTGGTTTTTTTATATAGTGTCGGTAGTTTCATAAATTAGTCCATGTGGTTGTCTCTGTGGGGGTATTTCCTCATTTCTTCCGTCAAACTTTCGTGTGTCGGTAGCTTCCCCGCTATTTCGGGACGGTGCGTTTCAATCATATCTATGATGTCTTGGCAACGGTCAAAGTATTGGTCTATGGTATAAGGATGGTCGGTTGCATCGGGGCATCTATCGTAGATTGCTTTAATCAGTTCGTAATTTCTCATTCTTTTCCTCCAATGTTTTGGTTAATCTGTCAACTTTTTCCTTGTTGCTCTGCCCTATCAAATAAAGCTGCCTGTTATATATCCTCTGCGAGTCTTCGACCAGCTTTTCCAAGTCTTTGTATTCCGAGTATGTGTAGAGCATCATTAGTGCAAACGCTATTACCGTACTCCAGTAATATATCCTGCCTTTGCTCATTCTAGTATCTTTCCTCCATGTAATCATCTTCGGTATAATTTCCTGTATCTTCAAATTGAGTTAGGAGAAACTCTACCTCTTTAATAGCTTCCATCTCCACATCTTCGCATTCGGGCAAATGCTCCTGCCCCTCCATAGCTCGCAGTTCTCTCGCCATATTCAATACTATTTCTAACGCTTGTCCTGTTATCATTTTATTTTTTTATAAAATCAAACTCCATAATCAAAGACAATTCACTTACAGGAACAGTAAACCAATGCCTATTCGTTTCGTTAACGGTTACTATAACCGCTTTGTCTGCCGAGCCAACGGGGTATCGAACAAACCGATACTCTCTCTTTCTCCACATCACGGGGTCATTTGCTTTTAGTTCTTCCATTTTATCCTCCAATTCCGTAGTCGCATCCTGTCGGTGCTTTTTTTGGCCCTAATTCATAAGGCTTCGCGTCTAGTATCGTGCCATTCATTGAGTGGGTTCGTGCTTCGTAGCCTTTTACTGCTGCGTTTTTGTTTTGGAATTTACCTCTGGTGAGTTCCCAACGCTCAACGCCATCGTGGGCGTACTTAATTTTTATCCAGTATTGTTTCATTTAATCCTCCAATTTCTTAAAGTTGTTTACTACGATTTCACAAAGCTCATCCAACATTTCATCGCGGGGTACTATGCTCGCGCAACAGGTATCATAATCCAAATAACTCCTAATATCCTCTTGAATTTGTTCTCTTACTTCTTCTTTGGTCATTTTTTAATTTAATTTTTAATATACCAATCTAAATAAGCCTCCCAGCCCAACCCTATTGCTGTCACAACAATAGCACAAACAATTAAGGTTCCGACAATAAACATAGTTCCGTCTGGTTCTCTCATAATTTAATCCTCCAATACATAGCTCCAGTAGCGGCTATCTGTTTGTTCTTGTTTTCTGTCCCACAAGATTGCACGGGCAATCGTTGACGGCACATTCCACATAGCGCACATACCCAGCCAGTAGTCTTCAATTTCCTTATAGCGACGAGCATCTTTAGTCTGACTTAAACCATAGGCTTGAAACAAATGGGTATCCATACAGGTTACTTTCGCTTCGTTGGGATAAATCATTTCAAGACCAAACGACACTTTGGCAACCCCAAGTCCAAGTATGTTTTTCACAAGTCTGTCGCGGAATGTTTGCCAGTTGCCTCCTTGGTACTTATACCAATCGGGGTCACTCCAAAATTTGTGGGCGAACTGCGAGACAAATCTTGTACGATTTTTATGCAAGCCTACTCGACTCTCAACGAGTAGTCGTTCAAGCTCATCATCGCGGTTCACCCATTTAGTCCAATCCTTAACGGCTTCGTAGCCTCTCACGTTGGATTCCCAACTGGTATGGACGGACATAAATGCAAAAAGCCAACGCTGGAACACCTCCGTGTCGTTCTTGGGTTTTATGCTTTCCCAGTAAGTCTTATACCGTTCAACTTCCTCCGCATCGAATGAGTTGAACAGGGCATCAACCTTGGCGAAATCTACGTCATTGCGAATCTTTGTGGGTTTCCAATCGTTGTCCCACAAGGAGAATTGGTGCTGACCCGTTTTTTTGACTTGCGGGGTTCCTATAAAGTCGAGTTGTGCTTGCATACTCCTATATTAAAGGAGTTCTAAACTTCAGTCAAGCATTATTTTGCGTAATTCTATTTTATAATAATTAAAAATCTCCCTAGCTTGAACATCTCTTTCGTATTCTTCGGAATAAACCACAAGTGGAATCCCATAGGCTGCTATCATTGTCGCGCAATAGGAGCAGGGTAATAATGTAACAGCAATAAGTTTAGCTTCCCCCTTCTTGAACAGCGACATACAGTTAGCCTCGGCATGAATCATATATTTGCGTCTGTTATCTCTGTCAGACCAAAAATCTTCGGTTGGCTCCGCACCTGACGCTAGACCATTGTAACCAAGACCGAGAACCATGTTCTCTTTATTTAGGGCGCAAGCTCCGACCTTCATGTACGGGTCTTGGCTGCGTAACGAGGCGGCTTTAGCTATGGTTAGAGCGTATTCTTCCCAAGATAATCTAGTGTGTGGGGATTGAGTTGAGTTCTCTTTCATACAATACATAGTTTAGGGGATATTGAGAACCGTAGCGTTTTTTTCTTGCTTTAACTATGTTTTCTTTTGTCTCCCAGCCAAAAAGATGCACTTCTTTTGGCTTTTTTTTGTCATAGCAAACACCCAAATAAACGTCCACGTTTTTCATCTTCTCAAGGTCTTTCTTCATTTCGCATGGAACTTTCAGATGTGGGTCTTTCATAACCATCCCGCTCCCGTGGTCGATGAATGATTTTACGTCAACTTTACCACCCAACGCATCTATTACCATGTCGTAGCCATCATCGCCATGCTTATCGAAAATCCTTTCGTCTATTTGGACTCCGAAATACTTGGCTACGGCTATTTCTGCTATTAGCCCTGCTGCGTGTGACGCTTCCGAACTGCCAGCTTTGTCAGAAAGATGCGCGTGTCTGCCGCGCCCAAAGTATTTTTCTTTCTCGTTTCGTTTTTTTGCTATCTCTTTAGCTTTATTTATGTCTTCATCTGTGAGAGTTACTATTTGTCTCATGCGATTCTAGCCCTTCTAATATGGTTAATGTTTGGCTTGGCCCTGTCACTGGGAAAATCTCCCCATCGCCACAAAGCGCAATATCTTTGGCAATGTCGTAATCGTTTCCACCCTCTTGGGTTTTGTCTCCAAAAAACATCATCCTACCCCCTATATTAGCACGAATATATTTGCTTGCAAGTGATTTGTTTTTTCCTTTCGGCTGTATGTCCATACTTATTTGCCCGCCTATCAGAATCTCTATATTTGGGTACTCGCCGCTCAAATGGGCCGCTATTTTTTTTCTCTCACCATGCTCCTTATCCCACTCAAAGTAGGCTTTCCTTTCTTCCATATTTGAATCCCTACCCGCTACGGAAAAATTTACCATCCCCGTTCTCTGTTCTAAATAGTTATTTTTCTTAACGGGATATGGAGAACCCATTTGAAAGTTGCATAAATCTGAAATAAGCTCGATAGGCGGCTTCCACTCGTTTCGGTAAATCAATTCCCTCTTACCGTTGATGACCCAAAACTCATTAGCCATGCTGCAAAAAATACCCTCTAGCCTTTTGAGTATGCTATTTGGTATTTGGTGTTCTACCTTTTCAATTCCACTACCAGCAACTATATAGACATCCTTTTCATCCATCCAAGAAAGAAACGCCCACGCATTACTTGAATCCATACGCTGTTGCGGGAGAGTCAGCGTCCCGTCCACATCGAATAAATAACTTATATTTTCTTCGCCCATCCTCCAGCAACCATCATCTCGTTTATTATTTTACCTTCGTACTTGTCTGACCGAAAGTAGTACCCAGTGATGTGCAACTCTCCTATACATCTCCCATATTTGCCAACCCCATGAGAAATGAGCAAAAATTCATCCTTGTTCGCGGCGATTGCGTCTTCAAGTATCTTTTTAGCTATAAACCCTTTTTTCTTTTCTTCTTTATTTCTGGTGCGAATTTCGGGAGTATCTATGCCAGCGAGCCTAATGCGTTTTTTAACCCAAATATCGAACCCAAGGTCAACCATAGCATCAACGGTATCACCGTCGATTACTCTTACCAGATTGCATTTATATTTGTACATTTAATTTATCCACTTAATATAGCCATAGACGTTCATCATCACCAAGACAAAGGACATTAACGCTGTGGGCCACGCCCTTTTCTCCACGCAATATAGTCCAACCAAGACGTTCCCGACAATCCACACGAGCCAACAATACTCGCTCATATTTGCGTTGAGGTAATATCCATACAATACCAAAAATGCGCCCAACCAGCCCAGAGCGTGATGTTCGTATAGTTGTTTCATGCAAGCCTCCTGCTTTCGTAACTAGCGGGGTAAAGCTCCTTCTCTAAAGAATAACACGATTCTAACAAATCGTGGTCAACGCCTAAAAGGATTCTTATTTCTGCTAGTTCATGGTCGTAAAACTGCTTGAAGGCCACTTTCGATAAATCTACTTCGCATTTATTTCCAGCAGCAACGGCCAAGTTGAAAACAAACCTCTCCTCCTCTCCAAACTTATACCCCTTCGGGTACAGATATTTGGAGCAGAACATAAAGAGATTCTTGCGGAGTCTAAACATTTTTTTCGTGCTGCCCATTGTATATCCTATTACAAACGCCTCATCTTTTACTAATAATCCTCGCCCCAAAAGAACGTGTATGCAATCATGAGTAAATAAGTCTACGTTACCAGCAAAAAGCCCCACATCATAACGAGGGTTTTCCACTAATTGAATAACAAACGGAACTTCCTCCTGACGGAGCTTAAAGTTTTCCATCTCATTCAGACTCTCCTTGAGCGTCATTTTCTCACAACGCTCTATTTGGGGATGCCATCTTTCGGAATCCGTCATGCACACTCTATTTTACTCCAATCTGTTAATCCCTCACCCGTTTTACGATTAAATCCGTCTTGCTCCCACGTTACGGTTCTACCCGTGTCTCCATTGAACCAGTAATGAGCTACTTTTATTTCCACTTCTCTTTCTGGGTCTTTTCTGCTGACAAAATAAATATCATAAATAGAATCTACAAGATTAATGTCTTCTTTAGTCCTAACGTGACAATCAACAAAATCTGTGGCATCATCAAATTCGGCAAAATGTAGTTTGCCTCCGTCCATCCAACCAGCATAAGGCCATCCTTTATCCTCTTCAAAAGTCATGTATTCCCTCTGGTAAGCGAAGCTGCCTTTAATGTTCTGGCTAAATGTCCACTCGCCCTGCTGCCTCTCATAACAATAAACTCTGTAATCCCAACGCTTCCACATGGACTCTTTCTCTGGCCCCTTCTCGTCGTCCTCATATTTGCAGGTAATTGCGATGGCGGGTATGACCGCTGCGGGTATTGACGCTTTAATGAACTCTCTCCTATTCATAATCTATTATAGACTGTTATTTTTGAAAATCAAGACGTATGAGCGCACAAAATAAACATATCTAAGTGTCCCTGTTGGGCTGTATTTGCCACCACTGGGCTTCCCCAGTGCCATAGCTTTTTATCGTCTATCATTACCATTTCGCCATCATCAAGCTCATATCTTAGAAATGGCTCGTTTTCATGCGTGTTGAGTGGCCCACCTTGGTCAACTTCATATCTATTTTGGTAAAGATGCACCGCCCCGCCACTGATGTTGTCTCTGCTTATTGAAATCATGCCTATTCGGTCAAAGCCGTCTTGATGAACTCCTTCTGGTGCAAGCTTGGATTCTCCGTTTAGGGTAACGCAACGCATCTGGTGAACGTCAATTTTCTGTCCGTCTATCATGTTATTTGCGTTTTTGAAGATGAGGCAAATCTCCTTAAACCCGTCGCTTTGCAAGACTTCTTCTTCGATATTTTCGAATACGCGCTTCATTCCCCCTTGGTGCTTATTGTAGTCTTCGCTTTGCGTGAAGTCTTTAATGGGAAGATGCTCTATTTCCGCTTCCTCCTTTGCGTTCCAAAAGCTGGTGCGAAGCTCTATCACGGAATAACGCCTGAGTCTGAACTTACCGTCCTTGTGGTCTGTTTCTGGAAGCCTGTCGAATGAGTCTTGTAGCTCTGTCACGGCAGAGTTGCTTATCCTTGTTAGTTCTAGTGTTTTCATTTTTTGTCCTTTCTAAAGAGCGAAAATATAATGTGATAAATAGCGTAAAAGAAGTAACCAACACTATAAACCGCTAAAAGAAATAAATCTTTACAATACTCTAACCCCTTTTTTTGTTCCATTTAATACTTTCCTTTATTATATTATAGGAAACAAACTTAAGGTTTTTCCATTCTTTTAATCTCCTCACGACGTAGGGTAGCCAATGTTCGCCAAATGGTATATAAATTCTAACTCTGTACCCTTTATTTTTTAAGTCTCTTTGCAAGTCTCGCCTGATGCCGTAAAGAAATTCATAATCGTATACGTATTCGGATGATATAATTTTATTTAATAGTTTTTCGTCATGCGTGGCAATCGTTGGTTTATTTGCCCCTCTGAGCGCCAAATGTGTTGCTAGGCTGGCGAATCGTGCTTGAACGGTTGCTGCGTCGAGGTCGCCCTTGTACGCCCCTTTAACCAGCCTGACCGAAACATTATTGTCTATTAAGTGGTCAATATCTTCCTCGCTTCTATTTAGGTTAGCCTGTATGGCTACCCCTACATTACCATATTTTTTATTTAAGGAAATTGCAAGGTTTCTGGTTAGCTCAGTCACGTTGGTGTCTTCCATGTCTAGGCGTATCGTATGCCCGTTCTCTTTGGCTCTCAATGCTATCCTCATTACGTAGCGCCAAGAAATATAAGGGTTTATGAGCATCCCTAGTTGAGTGGGCTTGATGGAAATGTCTATATTTCTGCCGTTATAATATTTAATTATTTTAAGATACTGCTTGAAAGCTGACTTACAATCACGGATGGTCTTGCTGTGTTCTCCGACGTAATCAACGGACACCTCGTATCCGTCATCTAATAGCTTATTTATGGAGTTTTTCGCGGAATTAAGATCATAACCCGCTATGAATCGTTTGACTAGTGGAAATAAAAGTTTCAACTCATATTATATTAGTTGTTTCTCCTGCTGTTATACATTTCTATTTCCTTAACGCCCTCTTTAGCGAAGGTCTGGCAATGCCTTGCAAATTCGCTGCCCATACCTACGTGTTTTGACCCTAGATATGTATATAATACTATTGCAAGGTCGTTGTATTCTGCTAGTTTAGCCTTGTCGGCCAATAGTTTTATCGTTTCTTCAAATTCTTTATCGGTCATTGCTCGTCGCATTGGTGTTTGTAGGGAAAAGGCTTCCTTTCTCGAACACAAGAATCTAATTCTTTTCGCATTTGCTCGCACCTTTCCCACGCTTCTTCTTCTCGTATAGTTTTATAATCTCTAGAGTCGCATTTACCCCAACAGAGTACTTGCCAGCAGAGTTTTAGCCTGTTTCTCCAGCTTAATTTATCTTTACCGCTCAATTTATACTCCCCCGCATTCACTCGTTGTGTCGTGCTCATCCCACCATTTCTTCTCATAGGAGCTATATTCCGCCTCCTTAACTTCTTCGCTCTCAATTTCTATTGTTATTTTCATGAGCCTATCTGAGTTCCTCTTTTAAAAGCCTCCACCTGTCACTATCTATTTTTTTACTGCCATCATCTATCCTCTTGACCATCTCCACGACTTCTTCTACCGAGTCGTAAATGTAGTGATGGGGCATCATACCCATCATCCACAGCGGGGTTGCGTGTTTACCTCCCTCCATGGAAATAAAGATCGGCTTTTTCATTCTTACCGCTGTAACAATTTCCTCTGCACTCCCCCAGCTTGCTACTTCTGGCAAAAGGTGAGCAATAATGAAATCACTTCTGTCTACGAGATTTAAATCATAGCTACGAACTAGCTTCATTCTTTCGGCCACGTCATTGAAGTAACCGTGTTTTTGGCAATGATCTAACGAAAGGCGAGTGTCCTCGTCTTCCTTTACGTCTTTGACGAAGGGCTTCTCGTATGGGTTAAACACCCTAATTCCAAGAGGGGTAAGTTCTTCTGTAACTTGTGTCCGCCAATCGCGCCCACTGGCATATTGCATATGCCCTACTAGGTAGGTTCGGGTTTTGTTAAGTAAGTTTTTCTGCTTCATGTTTAGAAGGCCTATAGGTCCCGTCCTCGTAAGCTTCTCTTCGGGACTGCATCTTAGCTGCGTATTTGGAGTTCCGAGCTTTTCGGTATTTTTTTCTGCTAGGCTTCTCGTAATACTTTTTCTCTCGGATGATCTTAATTATACCTTCCCTGCTCACTTTTTTCTTCAAGCGTCTTAGCGCTCTCTCAACTGGCTCGCCTTTTTTAACTTTGATTTCCACCATATTTTTTTTTAATTTTTTTAACGACTTCTCTGTTTACGTCTCTTATAACCCATTTAGAATTATCGATAAACTCTTTGTCGAACTCGGGATTGCGGCCATGATAATGACGATCTAAAGAGACCAGTATATCTCGGATTTCCGCATAAGTAAGCATTGTTGAATTTTACACTATCTTTCATCATAAGGGCGACTGGTTTTTTCGCTTGTATTGCGCTGCACAAAGGAGCGTAGTTTTTCTGCTATGTCTTTTTCTGAGGTAAGTTTGACCCATTTGGCGTTAAATAGCAACTGCTTGCTACTCATTTTTAGGTATAAGTCTGTTGGTATAGTGCTAGTTTTAAGCCTAAGACAATTGAACCCCTTCCATGTAAATCCGTCCAAAACGTCCCGAAGCTTTTCGGATGCTTCGTGGCATTTTCTTATTTCCGTTAGCTTCTTGGATGCTCCCCTCGAGTTATCACGACGATGGATTTTTCTCTTTTTTACCTCTTCAAGACCATCCTTGAGGTCTTTAGACTTTAGGCGCACAAATTTGACGTCTCCGTCTTTTTTTGAAATCGGATAAAAAAAGGCACCATTCTCATCGATGTGTATGTGGGGGACCGAGGAGAGTTTCTTTAGTATATCGACGCTGGCCCTTTTAGCCTTCTTTTTCTTGTTATACCAATAAGCAGCCTTTTTGGCTACTTCTACGAAATTATTAGCGACAACAACCTTAACGGGTTTGCCGCTGTACACTATTTCATATAGCTCTGACACTATCTAATAGTAGGTCATTTCTAAGAAAAGGTCAAGAGATCATTTAGAGTTCTTTAATGTATTGAAGCCTTTGCGAGCAATACTGTTTATTTCAATGGCTTTTTCCCAAGTCTCGTTTTTTTCATTTCTATTTTTATTTATTAATAAAAGAGACTCCTTGCCTATTCTTTCGAAAAACTGCATGGCTTCATCTACATTACTATCGTGGCTTTGTCCACAGCATGACATGCATATATTTACACGCTTTGAGGCTCAATTCTGCCATTATAGGAGTATCGTGGTCGATTCAGAATTAATCCTCTGACGGGCAAAATAATTAAATTGACTTTTATTGCATATAATCCGCTTGCCCTCGCACATCAATTCCATGTCTAACAGAGCATCACAAATGAGAGTCCAAGGGTTAGTGTTAATGGGGGTAAGTACTGGGTAAGAGTGGGTCGTTGCGTTATGCCCCGGTCCACAACCATAGGGCAACCAACATCGATCTGAGTGGAATACCCTGTCTCCAAAGAGTTCCTGACACTTATTGACGAACCTAACGTCATCTGAACAGACAAAGAAGTCGCTGTCATGTTTTCTCATCTCTTCAAGGAAAAGATTCTCAGCTATGGTCATGCGGGCACGGGAAGCCGAGACATTAAACTCGTTTGCGGGTACTTCAAGCTCTCCGTTGCCGAGTCTGGCGTGAACGACGGTGCTATTTTTAACGCGAGGTAATAGTAATTCGAATTGCGCTCTATCTCTCACTTTTATGGGTAATTCAGAATAATTGGGTACTGCCCCCTCAACGGCGGATTCCCGTCGCTCTAAAAGATATTTCCATACATTGATAAGTCCTTCGTTGGGGTATCCATATTTGACCGGCCCAGCACGGCCACCAGAAAGCCAGTTTATAATCTCGCGTTGAAGCGGCCACCAGTCTCCCCACTCAAGAACCCGCAGCCATGGTTTATTTTGGTGTTGTCGTATTGAGTCTAGTTCTTTTGAGTTATATATTACCCTAGGGTGAAACTCTAATAACCGACTGGCCTCCTCGTCGCTGTAGTATTCGCTGCTGGGAAAGCCTGTTTCGTTGTGAACCCCCTTAAAAAATGGGAATGTGCGTAAATCACACAGAACAGACAAATCAAACCTATCGGCGAATATCAAAAGGCTGGCTAGCCCTTCCAATTGTCCGCCTAGACCATCTCCTCTTTTTCTGCTTGTATATTTTATGTCCATTCAAGGAAGACGGTTTTCAATCTTTGAAACGATCCGTAGGAAAAAGCCCAAAGCTCTAGCGGAAAGCACTAGGAAAAATCTTATTACGAAACTGACATACCATAGCGGCTTATACCACCACTTCTTTTTGGTGGCGACTTCTTCGCTTAACATTTTTCGTGTTCGCTCTTGGAATTTTACTCGGTCTGTGTTTTTGTTTTTTTCCCATTCAAGGAGTTCGATTTCTTTTAAATCTCCCTTCCAGAATAGAGTTTTGAATGACATAACGAAATCGTATTTGTCCTCCAAATGTACCCCGTGGAAGATTAGTTCTCCTGTGTACTCTTTTTTTTCTATGCCTACGGAAAAGGTCTCCAAGGAATCTTCTTCCACTTTGAAGTCCATCTTCTCTTCGTAGATCTGGCCGTCTGATTCAATCGAGAAGGTGCTAAAAAGATTCTCGGAAAGGCTCTGGTTCTCGGTGAACTGGAACATCGTTTCCCCCCAGTTGGGGGGATTTTTCATTTCTTCCGCTAATTCTTCCGGTATCGGCAATGGGTACTCGACCTTGACTTGGTTTAAGTTAAACATCCCAGTCTGCCCTTTGAAGCTCCTTCCTTAAATAGTAAACCCTTGACATAACTGTCCCAAGTGGGACATTAGCCTCTCGGGAAGCCTCCTCATAAGTCATTCCTCTTAGCAAAACTAGATCGGCTATTTGCTGTTTCTCCTTAGACAGGGAGTTCATTATTTTATTAAATTTTTTAGACTTGAATGAGAACCCATCTTTTTCCTCTAAGTTTTTAGCTGGCGTTTCTATTTCTGGGCGAATTTTAGCTAAGAGAAGTTCCTCTCCTGACTCGCCGCTGTTGTGGCTGAATGCGCAAGCGTCCTCGAAGAAGACTTCTCTTTTGCTCTTTCTTGCGTAGTCGTAGAACGCATTGAAGGCTATTCTGATAATCCAAGTCAACAGTTTGCTTTTATTTTGAAAAAGGCCAATTTTTTTCCAAACTTTTATCCAAGTTATTTGGGTTATCTCTTCGGCGAGAAGATAATTACCGCATTTCGACAATACAAAAGACCTTACCCTGTCATTGTATTTCTCGTGGACAAAATCGAAAGCCTTAGAGTCTCCTTTTTTAAGGAGGTTGCAAAGCTTTTCTTCGCTTAGCGATTGATAATCAATCATATAGAAAGCTAAGCTTTTTTCTAGGGGAAGTCAAGAGGTATTGATTATTTACCTTTATATGTTCTTTTTCCGGAACGCTCAATTTTTCTCCAAGAGCATTCTTGATAAAGGAATCTGCTAAGAGCATTCGCGAATGTCGTCACTGATCTTTCGGTCTTGTCCCAAAAAAATGCGTGGGCAAATTCGTGTATGCAGGTGTTTAGCTCTGACTGTTTTGTTAAATAGGGGTTAATGTATATGCGGGGTCTTTTGTCGTCTGGAGCGTAACACACGCCGTCTGCTTCATCGTAATGTTTGCCGTGAGGCTTCTTAAATAGAACAACATACTCTACGCCTTTAGAGTTCTTAAAGGTGAAGAGGTCGTCGTCTTTTTTCTTTGCTTTCTTTTTCTTTTTTGCTGCCATACGTATTATTTAAAATGGGGGTTTTTTCTGCGTTTTTGTATTCTTTTCTGCTGTTTGGCATACTGTTCAAGTTGTTTCCTTTGCTCTTCGTCATGGACATGAACATTCGGGAGCCAAGTTTTAAGGACATCGCAAACCTTAATAAGCCAGTCGATGCACTCTTGGGCTTCTTGCTTGTCGTGGTCTAGCATCACCTCGTCTGGCACACGGGTTTTGGAAAGGAAGGATTTAAAGTGCTCTAAGGTTTGGGCTTGATAGTAATCGGGTTGGACACTATTTTTTTTGCAAAGACACAGTTTGTAGTTGAGGGACTGACCTTTCTTTTTCCGTTGTCTCTCCCTCCAACCATGCTGTCGCACCATCATAACCATCTCGTCATTTGAGATGTCTAGCTCTATTCGCCTTGGGTTTTTTTTCCTTTTTTGCATTCTTTCATCCTTTTCGTAAAATATTCTGCGAGCTTTTTGTCGAACTCTCTTATTTGAGCCGCTTCGAAGTATCCTTTGTTTTCTAGATACTCCAGTTTTCTTTCTAGATTCTCTAGCTTTTTTATGTCTCCCTCGTTGTCGTCTAGTTGCCAAGCCTCGTTCATCGCTTTTTCAGATTGGGCTTGCCACCAATTCATAGACTCATTTAATACATCGACCTGTTTAGCTAGTTCGTCAAGTTCTTTATTGCTCATAGTAAAAAATCAGAATTATTCTCGTCGTCGAGCCTGTTAGTAACTGTAATTACGAATTTCTTATTCGCGTCTTTTATCTCTACGTGGAAATCTTCATGTCCTATCTCTATCGACTTTTTTTTTAAAAACTTATAAAAACAATCATGGCAAATAAAGCGGGTTTTGTCATTCATGATTATGTTAAAGTAGACGAGCTTTTGAGCTTTGTAAAGAATATCGTAATCCCTCTTTGAGTAAGAGAGATCACATCTTTCGCATGACGCTTCACCCTTAATCTTGTAAGGGCGAATAACTGTAAGCTGAACCATGTCATTATTTACACCCGTCAACATCATCATTATTGTAATAATAGTCAAAAATTTCTTTTGAGTCTACCTCTGGCTCTCTGCCTAAATATATTGCTACCAAAAAAGAGCCAATAAAGCAAAGCACTACTTCAAAAATCGGAGCTTCCATCGTCTATCTTTCTTCTATGATAAGCTTTTCACCCTCAGGCTGTATTTTTTTTCTATGTGCTTCTGCCATAGCCTTGCCTTCCTCTGTAAACGGGAAGGCTCCGTAGATGTAGCTATTCTTATCAAGAATTACGTAGCATTTTTCTTTATTTTTTATTTTCGGCATTTTTATGATTTTCTAAAAGTTCCTTAGTCAGTTTAAGGTGGTGAGTGATCCACCCGTCTCCGTCAGCAAGGGGATTCATCCAGTCTGCGCGCCGCTGCTCAAACCTGTCATCGATCTCGCTCTTTTCGATAACTTGCTCAAGCAGAATCAGGGCTTGTTCAAAATCTGATCTTTGGGCACTCATGCACTCTAATCAATATAATAGCGGAATTCTAACGTAAAGTCCAGAACTTTTGTTACTTTAGTCGCTCTGGGAGGTCTTCAAATGGGGTTGGCAGAAAAATAGTCCCCCTAAGCTCGCGTTCTGGGTCAACCATCTGCTCCATTGAGAACCCCTCAGATTCCGCCCACATCCATTTTCTGACATCTATGATGAAGCTTTCCAGCTTAGCTTTACCCCCTTTCGGCCCACATAGACCAATGGCTGCAACCTTTTCGTTTTTCCTGTTCACGAGTAAAATTAGACTTTTTTCACATTCGACAATCTCAATTTCGAATCCCAAAACTCTACAGTAAGTTCTGCATAGCTTGGCCTTGGCTTTCAGTAGGTGATTCACGCAATTAATTACACAATCATTTATTTCTTATGAAAATAAAGAGAACTACGCTATAATAAGAAGAATGAAACATATTCCGAAATGCCTAAGGCACCCTCTCTGGTTGTTAGCTATTATTTTGTTCGTTTGGTACCTGTCCTTTGGCTATAAATATGGATTTATTTACAATCACGGTGTTAGCATGCAGCCCACCATCGAGGATGGGGAGTGGATTATAATGCAGAAAAGATCCACCATGGAGAAAAAGTGGACGCCAGACAGATATGACGTTGTTATCATTAATGATGTGAGCGCGGGAGACAGGCTCTCTAAAAGAATTATAGGCTTACCCGGAGACACTATAGAAGTCAATGAGGGGGTCATATATTTGAATGGAAGAGAATTAGAAGACCCATTTGGAAAAGGAAAAATACTGGTCTATCTCGTAGACGACAACGATAAAAACTTAATATACTGGAATGGGCCAGAAGCGGGTGCGCCAGTCGTGCAAATGATAAGCCACACAAAAGAAAAAATTAAAGAAGGGTATGTATGGGTTATTGGGGACAATAGATCAGAATCTTGGTACGGTATGTTACCAATAAAAGATATAAAAGGGCTAGCGGTGATCTTTTGAAAAATGGATATAGATAAACTAATCTTGAACGGAATATCCGTAGAAGTGCATCATGACAAAACCGGTAGCTGGAAAAAAGATAAAATTTACATATACGACTGTACTGAAGAGCTCCCCGAGGAGGAGGCACAACGCATGGTGGATTATCTATACCAAGAAGGGTTCATAATGGACAGGAGGACGGAGATGACAATAGTCAGAGGTGGACTCTATTAATCCTCCCAGACCCAGCCGCCCCTGCCGCCATCAAAAATTTTTCTTCTAACTTTTGGCTTCGGCTCTTCTTCTGGGGTTTCTCCCTTGTCTCCCTTGTCTCCCTTGTCGTGACAGTCGCACTTACATTTATCGAAATTACACAGGCCGACCTTGCAGACCCAATGTTTCAGTCTCCTCCATAAATTACCATGCTCTGGATCCTTTTTGACAAATTTACCAACTCCCGAACTCCATGTGCTACTCATAACATAAATTACACAGAACTCGTAAAAGCATCCTCGTAAAAATCAAATATCATGACCACTCTGTCTTTGTCCGTGTTATTCTGCGCTTCGTGCTCAATTGTATCATCAAATATGAGGATCTCTCCTTCCCTCCAAGTCTTCGTTTCTCCACCGACCCTTAGCCAGCAATCCTTTTCGGGAATTATGACTCCGTCCTGAGTGGGCCTTGGTACAGATAGAGCTAAATGAGATCGTATGATTCGATTATCGGCAATATAGCCAGTATGAGGATATATATGTGCGCCAGCCCTAAGCCAACTAAACCCAACTCCATGAAGGTGGCTCTGATCTATTTTACTGAGCAATGAGGTGGTCTTGGGGTAATCCGAGGGGGAGTTGAAGAGAAATCTACCGTCTGCGTAAAGAACGCGAACCATCCATTTTCCATTGTGAATTACCTCTGGAGCGTCTTTGGTGACCGCCCAAGGGTGGAACTTTCTGCTTCCAAACTCATTAAATTCCTTGAGCGCCGTAGGGAAGATTTTAGTAATTAAATCAGCGTGCTTTAATTTTTTAGTATTTATAAACATAAAAGGGAAGACGCAACGCGCACCCGCAAGCACGCGTTACGTCGTTACTCCACCTTGGTCATCCCCTTGGCACCCCATAATCTTCTTTAAAAGACTAGGTGTGGAAATATTATTTTTTGCACACGCAATCGCAATCGACAACTGAGCAACTGTCGGATGAACAACAGCCCGCATCGCAGGAACAGTCCGGACATCCGGAATTTCCCCAGTTACAGCCGATTACAAAAGCGCCAGCAAACAAAATCACTACTAATTTCTTCATTTTCTATTGTCTTCTATGATTAATACTCTAGGATGAATTACACGCAACATAAACGGAAACATCTTTTTAGTTGCTTCCTTTTCTTCGTCTTTAGCCTCTTCCTTTTGTTTGGGCGTGTTTTCAACGGGCATTTTCATCAAGTCCTCCTCGCTTGGCATTGCAACCCCAGCGTCTAGCGCCCACATAATATTATGTTTTTCGCAATATTCGACCATCCTGCGAACAGGTACTATAAGGTTAAACCCTTCTCCCGCTCCACGGACCAACATTCCTACGTATCTGGCGTCATTTTTTAAATACACCCCGCCGCCGCTAGAACCCGGAAAAGCGGTGCAGGTTGTTTGGTCAAAAATACGCTTGTTCAATTGTTTTAAAATTCTACCGTGCTGAGAGTAGATCCCGTCTGTCATGCTGTTCGCTCCCATTTGGCCCAGCAGGGAGCCAACATGCAGGAGGTCTGTCCCGAGTGGCGGGATTTTTTTATCAAGATAAAATGTCACGCTGCCGGTTACAAAATTGTATTTACGCACACGAAGGAGAGCCAAATCGTGTCCATCTTCGCTTTCTGAGTATTTTAACACCTCTGCGTCCATTTGAAGACGACCAACTGTTCTGCCGTTTTGTCGAATTTCCTTGATAATCAAGGGGTCTTTAAATTCTACCAACGTCTTCGGGGAGCCATTAACTAAAACTTTTCTTTCAGAGCGAAGATTGTCTATAACGTGAGCCGCGGTCCAAACAAAATTCACCAAATTTCCCTTTGTGTCTTTTCGGGTAAATATAACTCCAGAGCCTTCTCCAGCCGACCAAGGGCCTTCTGATCTAATTGTAACAGACACATTTTGAAGGTGTTCCGCTGTTGATTGCTTCTTTTCTGCCGCAAGCGAGGAGATCGCGAGGGAGAAACCGAGGATAAGGGTTCCAAGTGCTTTCATAAATGCCTAATTATAGTAAATCTCAAGAAAGGCTTTGTCTAAAGTTTTTTATTTAGCCCTTCTTTCCTTCCGTATAAATCGTTAACGGGGGAAATTTTTTCTAAAAATTCATATTCATGGTTGGAGAAGAATTCAGACAACAGTTCCTTGTGTTGTGCTGTTTCAATTAATATGTGCAGTGGGCGATTTATGGTAAGGTCAAGTCCTTCCAAGACGTATGGCTCATACCCTTCAACATCCAAACTTAAGAAGTGTACGTCTGAGCCTCTGATATTATGTTTTTTTAAAAGCTTAGATAAGGTTGTGCAGGGAACCTCTATGGGTTCCTGTTCTTTCGTGCTCCATCTATCATCAAATTTAAAATCGGGTGACTCCGGCATGCAATCATCAAAACCATCATCGACTATTCTACCGCAAAGACTATCTCCGTGGTCATCATACTGGAAAAAGCCTTTAATAGTGTCTCTTGGGTAGGAGGGCGAAACTAAGGCGCAGTGTTCCACTATTGAATTTGGCCTTCTCCTTACGCAGTCTTTATATTTGTAAATGTTGGGCTCTACAAGCAGCCCACTCCAGCCACCAACGGTTTCGTAAAGGTACGTGTTGCTCTGTTCTATTCCGTCATTCGCGCCAGCCTCTACAAAAAACCCATTGCTTATACCCTCCAAATGCGGGAGCATTTTTAGGTCGTCGCCGTGGTTAGAAAACGATCTCACTGCTCTATTCTTTCGTTTATTTCAGAAGACGACCTTATTTTCTCCCCAAGTCCGTCTATCATTTTAATGTTATATTTTTTTGCGACCTTCGCCTCTGGTATCTCTTCTACCCCTCTATCTCCCCCGTTAGCAAATGCTATTTCACAATCAGGATAGGACAACCTCAGGCTCTTAGCAAGCACTCCGAGAGACGAGCACACCGTTATATTGTCGTCTACGCTTAAGAACGGTAAATCTACATATTTTATAGCTTTAACTATTTTTAGCCTGTCTTGCTCATTTAGGAACGCTCTGCCCTTCTTGATTTTTGCCTGTGTGTCGTTATTAACTATAACAACTAATTTGTCCCCAAGAGCTTTTGCAAGTTGAATCATTTCCAAATGACCGACGTGAATAGGGTCAAAATACCCGCTGACTATTACAATTTTCATAAGCCTTTTATCTCCAAATGTTTTTGTCTTCTTTTCTTTTTCTTCTCATGTAGTCGCGCTTTTGTTTCCTGCGCTTTGCTTTGTCTCTAGAGTCGTATTTGTCTTTAGCCTTCTTCGCTGCCTTTTTGCCCTTTTCGGTTTCTAGATATTTTTTCTGCGACTCATATATGTCGTCCACCAATTTTTTTCTTCTTCTTTTTCTTTTCATCTCTATAGTATATCGTCCACCTACTATTTTTTCTACTTTTTTTTGGAGAATGGTACCCTCGGAAGGACTCGAACCTTCGACCCTCTGTTTAGAAGACAGATGCTCTATCCAACTGAGCTACGGGGGCAATTGGAGCGGGTGGCGAGAATCGAACTCGCGTTATCAGCTTGGAAGGCTGGAGTAATACCATTATACGACACCCGCGGTTAATTCTGAGGCAGGCTTGTTGATTCCAACGATTTTCCCATGTTTGTCAGTTACTAAGCTAAGGTCAGAGGGCTCATATTTTTGCCAGCTTTTGTCCACTTCATCAGGCGAGTTTGTCCAGTTGCCCTCATCCGAACACCACATAGGCCATGGGCATGGCATCGTCTGGGTGCCCGGTCCCCAGCGGGTACTCCTGAGAGCAGGCAAAATGGACACAAAATCCAAGCGAACATGCTCATAGCTAGAAAGGTCAATATGCCACAGAGACGCATCGAAATCAATTGCAAGGCCTCTGCGCTGAGACATCCGAACAGGAATCTCTGGCTCTTCCCGGAAGACGCCCCAAAGATCGAAAAGAAGTCCTTTCTCTGAAAAGAAGTTCTCAACAGCTTCCCTGACTCCAAACAATGGGTTATTGTAATCATGGCCGGCGAAAATGCCATCCGGTTTCAGCTTCGGAAACCAAGCGTTCAGATCTTCTGTTACCGACTCATACGAATGGTCTGCGTCCAGAAACACAAAATCCAAGGATTGATCTTCGTATAGTTTAGCGGCCTCAACAGAGGGTTTCCTTATGGGGTTGATTACATGTTTAACGCGTTTAGTATTTTTCAAGAAAAGATCGTAAAGCTTTCCTTTCTTAATCACGTCCATCTCTTTGTGGTTTGCTCCGTCTTCGCTCCCCTCCCAAGTATCCACGCAATCAAATTTAATATTCTTTTTGCTGTTTATGATATTTACAGCCATCTGAACCGAACTGCGACCAGCCCATGACCCCACCTCTACAAAGTGCGCTCCGTCTTTATTGTATTTGACGACCTCTCTGTAAAGCTGGTTGTCGCTGGGGCAGCCCCACCATCCTTCTATTTTCTCGTAAAAATGTTTCATTCTACCACGGCTCTTCCTTTGTCTTCTTCCCAGTCTCTCTCTACCCTATCTACCTCTAAGTTTCTGGTGATTGCTGCATCAATTATGTAGCTTGTCATTCCTACTTCGACCATCTGAGCAAGCAGAGCTTCCATATCCTTGGGGAAACAGGTGCCTCCGAAACCCCTTTTCCCGTCTGGGCCGGGAACCATGGTGTGACTTTCGGCTACTCTGTCATCTAGACATACCAGTTCCCTCACTAGCTCATACGACACGCCTCTCTTCGTGCAGAACTCTTCTAGCTCGTTAAAAAATGAAACCTTGGTGGCTAGAAAACAGTTTTTCATATCCTTGCACATTTCCGCAGCGTCTGACGGTGCAAAATGTACTACGGGTGGGTTTAAGAGCTTCTCATTCTTGAATGCCAGCTTGAGGAGGAGTGATACTTTTTCTTTGAAGTCAAGGTTGTTGGGGTCGTATGTTCCGACCACCCAGTCTTTGCTCTGTCTAATGTCTTCAACCCAGTTTTTTTCGGTCAGAAACTCCGGCATAAAATTAACGCCGTGTTCCCTGCAGAACCCAACCGGAACCGTAGACCTAACTATGATGGGGACATCACCAACATTATCTTTTAGTTTTTGAATGACGCTTTCTACTATGCCCGTATGGCAGCGCCCACTTTTCTCCATTGGGGTTGGGACGCTAACAAAAATAAGGTTAGCGTTTTTAAGCTCTGATATATCTGGGCAATAGATAGAGTTGCTGTCGGTGAAGTCTTCCTCCTTGACTTCTTTAACATCATGAATAAGGACTCTAACATTCTCGCACCCAAGGAGGCTGGTGGCTTTTCCTACATATCCATAGCCGACTATGCCTATGCTCATATTTTTGGCGACAAGGTGTCTCTTTTTACTCAATATCTCTTTCTTTGCTTCTTCTAGTTTAGCGGCGCTGACCGGCGTGCCTTCTAGTTTCTCGGAAATCTCGTCTGGCGTGAGGCTCTCTTCAGTACTTTGCATTACATCTATAATATATGATACTAGAGGGAAAAGTCAAAGAAAAAACCCGCCGCGCAAAGCCAACGAAACGCGACGGGTTTTATAAAGCGAACCTAGTTATTTATCACATACTGTTAGTGGCTCGCATTAATTATGACGGGGTAACTGGTGCTTAATTCAATCTCATTTCGCCCTACTCAACTTGCTTGCCTCCCTTGGGTAGTTTAATCTTGGCCTCACCCTCCTCCTTGTCTAGCTTCTTCATCTCTTCTTCTACGTTAATCACGGCCACGGTGGCGTCGCTGTACTCGCTCATATAGTCGCCCTGACTGTATTCATCAGTGAAAATCTTAGTCGTTTCTAGTTCCGTTTTCTTTCGCTCTTTAGCTTTTACTTTGGCTTGTTTTTCTCTCTCCTTGTCTCTCTTGGCTATATCCTCTGGGAAGAGCGTCTTGTCAAAGAGGAAGTCCCTAAGGTGACCGACGGTCTGTATCTTATTAAAGTCCATCAGCGTGTTATCTATTTCCACTCCGTACTTGTCTTCTAGATCGAGAAGCATCTCAATGGCTTCAAGAGAGTCTAAGTCGAGGTCCTCCTTAAGTCTAGACTTTAAGGTGACTTTTACCCCTTCTTGAGCCACGTTTAGTGCGATTTCCTCCTTGAGAACCTTAGAGAAGAGTTTTTTGTCTGGACAAAGACCCATATTTACCCCGCCAACGATTTTGCTGGCCGTGGGCTTACTAACGGCCTTTTTCTTTGGCTTTGATGGATTCTTTTTGCCTTTGGTGCGGCGAGAGCCGTAAACGATTTCGTCTGGCCACGTGCTGGGGTCGGAACTGTCTACCGCTGGCTTGTGGCTAACAACATTGCGAGACACCTTGTCGCCGAGCTTAACTGGTTTTTTCTTGCTGTTCTTTTTCGGTTTCATTCTTCTTCTCTATTAGGGTTAGATTCAATTTGGAGCACATAATTTTATACTGTTCTATATGTTCGGGTTTAACCTGATTTGCTGCGCATGTCAATTTATGATGTAATGCGGGTAGTTTTGTTGCGGCTATGGTATCCATGTCTATGTCTTTCATGCCTCCAAACGGAAACAAATTATTAACTACATACAAAACAATCCCTTTCTCTTCGTCTGTTAAAGTGTTTAGGACATGCCTATAAATCATTCCCAGCTTTCCACGATTGTCGTCGCTGTTGCATACTCTCTAGTGTGACTCACGCTCACGTGAACGTCGCACTCTAGGTTGCAAAACGTTTCTAGTGCGTACTTGCTGAACTGAATGTAAGGCTGACCCGACTCCCTTCTCCTAAGCTCTATGTGCTTCCACTCCATCTTGGCTCCTATTCCGTGCCCAAAGCACTTAGCTGTGGCTTCCTTCGCCGCAAACCTAGCAGCAATATACTGCGCTGGGTTTTCATGAGACAAACAGTATTCTTTTTCGTCTGCCGTCAGGATTTTATTTAAAAATCTTTCGCCCCATCTGTCAAAGAGTCGCTGAACCCTAACCACGTCAACTATATCTGTTCCTATCCCTAATATCATAATATTTCCACTATTAATTGACCACCCATTGTCACTTGGACGCTCTGATTATCATTTAGCTCTTTGATTAGACGCCTGTCGTCCTCATTTATTTTATGAGCTAGCGAGCCAAAATAGTCCACTAAGATTTGTGTCTTTTGTGTTCTCTCGCATTTACAGCAGTTTCTTGAGATGTCTCTAAGGCTCATGAGGGTATTAATAGCGTCGCTATCAGCAAACTTTTCCCTGTGTTGCTGAATAAAGTTAAAAAATTTTGATCCATCGATGACTACCATTCTAATAGAGTTTTTTTATTATAAAAAATAAAGACAAACTAATCAAATTAATTACCGGAAAATACAAAAAGGAAAAATCGCCGCTTAGGGTGGCTACTGCGGACAGCCAGACGGAAAGGCAAAGGGGGCAAGTGATAAGGCTTATCCAGAAGGAGTCACAGTATTTAACCCTCAAAAAATCCAAATAATCCACCTCGGAGCATAGAGCGTCATTCTCGTAGGCTGTAATATGAAAATGGAGAGAGAAGCCGAAGGCCTTGGCGTAATGCACAAACGCGTCAGTTTCAAACCATATTATTAGAGCTAACGCAACCCAACAAGATAAGACAATGAGCTCTACCGCCATACTATATTATTTCCCTGAGGCTCAGGTTGTCTAAAGATTTCTCTACCGTGATGGTCGCCATCTCGTCGCCCCTATCAATGCGGAAAGAATTATGCGACCCGAACAGGGCTGAGTGAGCCTTCATCGACTCGTTTTTCAAATACAAAAAGTCCGGAATCGCTAGATTGGCAAGGGTAAGTTTGACTTCTCCCCCCGAGCTCATGAGTTTAGGTAGGCAAACCACCCCACACTCTAAGAGTAAGTGCTCCGACGGATAGACCTTGACGGTCAACCCCGGCGAAGGGAACAACATTATGCCTGTGCTCACTTCCGCTCTCTCAAGCGGCTGAATGCTCTTACCCTCATTAGCGAAGAGCTTAAACACCGGCTTGCCTGCTTCAACCTGCTCGGGGTCTTTGGTGTGAGGGTCTAGTCTGGTAAAGTTTAAAACCATAAAGCTGGCGGGAGCGACGGGACTCGAACCCGCGACCTCTGGCGTGACAGGCCAGCGCTCTGGCCGATTGAGCTACGCCCCCACCCACCTTTCTCTTAGCTGTTTGTCTCCTCCATATCACTGGCGGTTACCTTGTAGGTTCTCCTAGGTCTTCCAACTCCATAGGTCGATTTACCAACCTCGGTAAGCTCGCCACGATTAACGGCGGAACGCACCTTCATTCGGATGGAGGCGTCTGTCAGGTTCTTTCCAGACGCTTCTGAAACGTCCTTAACTGTGAACACGGTAGCGTTTGTTGGCCACGTGACACGAACAGAGGGTCTTCCTCTCTTCGGTTTTTGTGTATTTTCATTCATATCTCGTCAAGATAGACCAGCTACCCGACCTTTGCAAGTTTTATTTGAGAAAAAAATAAAAGGAGGGTATGATAGGGTAAAGATGACTGTCTTAGACGCCACCTCTCATTTATTCGAATGGTTCAAAACTCATGATTCCTTCGAGGAAAAAAACGTGAAGGATGTTATTCTTATATCTGACACTCCAGAAAGAGACAAAGCAGCCTTTTTGTGTTGTTTGGACGAGCTCGTGACAAATGAGATTCTTGGAGTAACAGAAATAAAAGAAAGAAAAATTTGGGTACTCAAAAAAAGTCTAGAATCCTACGATCAAGGCGTTGATATCCCTTATCCTTTAGCTCTAGAAATAGCAAGCTGCATTGGTAGAATGTGTACGGTTCTGGGTGACCGCTCCGATGAGGCTGACCCCAAGTCTCTTACTACTAAAGACATAATGAACCTAACATTCATATGCAAAACCCTACAAGGACCGCCTGATAGTACGACAGATGCGCCACCCCCAGAAATTTCTCTTTGACTTTCTGATAGAAGGGCTTTACTATCTGTCAAAAGGTGCGAATCCTTTTCAGCCCGCCGAGAGCAAACGGTAGGGTTTCCCAAGGATGACCATAGCGGCACGCTGAGCCATCAGCTGATTCCAAAGGGCTGGCTCCTCTAAGCACAGAGGATAAAGGACGGGTGGGTAATTCCCACCGCAGTAACCCGGCGTGAGCGGTTGACCACTGTAATGAGTTTTTAAGCATAGTCCCTCAACCTTTTTATAAAGGTAAGTGGTTCCAGTTTTATTACTGGTTGTGTACTGTCTTCTGAATGTCCCATCAGAGTTTTAAAACACTGGGTCCAGAGAAAGAAGAAGCATGCTACATGGAATCCCCTACACAGGGGGTTTCATGTCTCATCCGAAAAAGAAGCAATCATGCTTTGGGTTACTAAAAGATTTGACAGGAGCGACATAAGGTTGTAATTTTTATTAATATATATAAGCCAAAATGAAAACATTGTTTATTGGAATAAGTGGCGTGGCCGCATCAGGTAAGGATTTATTTTTCAACCTGCTGAAGAACGAGTTGGACAAAAGAGGAATCGCTGCTCATAAATATTCACTAGCGGACTCCCTCAAGGGGGAGGTTAATGAATACCTCAAGGAGCACCATCGAGTAGATATATTTAACTGCACCAGAAGAGAGAAGGATTCTGTCAGGCCGTTTTTAGTATTCCACGGAAGCATGAAGAGGGCTGCGTCTGAAGGTAGACACTGGATAGAAATTTTAGACAAAAAAATAACAAAAGAAAAATTAACAGGAGTTGTTTGTGTTACTGATATAAGGTACGATGAATTTGAAGGGGACGAAGTAGACTGGATAAAGGAAGAACTTGGAGGGGTACTTGTCCACATAAAGAGAGAAGCAGTAGAGCCAGCTAACGAGGAGGAAGAGAGACAAGACCCGTCTTTAATAAATAAAAGCAATTATAAAATCGAATGGCCCACGTTACAAGGGTGTCAAAAGGACATAGAAAGCCAGCTAACAAAAGAATATATAATAAAATTCTCTGATTGGCTTTTAAATGAAAACACCAGACGACTTCCTAGCTAATGAAGTAAAAGAAAAAGACTGCGAAAATAGCTTGGTCGAACTCATAGGTAGACACTCCAATCTATGTTACAATATATGTCAAAAATATATGCCCGTGATGCATGCATCTGGAATTTTTGTAGACGACGTGCTTGGTGATAAAGATTACATAATTTACCATTCAGCTAAAACTTTCGACCCCACTCGCAAAACTAAATTTTCAACTTGGCTAGGCAATCAGGTTAGGTATCATTGCCTTAATAAAATTAATAAAAATAAAAAATACGTAACAACAGAAGACCAAGAACTGAGCTTCCTTATAGATAAAGACGGAGAAATAGAGGACACAGCTGAACTCAGAGACTACATCTCAGATTTGCTAAGCAAAATAAAAGACAAGCGCATTAAACAAATTTTTGAATTCAGATACTTCAGTAACGAGGAAAAAATGACTTGGACCGCCGTGGCGAAAAAAATCAACGTGAGCTCACAAACAGCAATAAATTTGCACAACAGAGGATTATCCATCTTAAAGAAGAGGATGAAGAAGGACGCAGCTGTTTATTAATGTATATCGTCCACCAATTACTTTTTTTGAAAAATAATTTGACAAGGATAAACAATAGGGCTACTATAGAAAAGTATGAGTACTGAAAATAATAACCAAACCAACGACAGTGAATGGAGACAGCGCGAAATGGGCGCTCTCTGGAAGAAGACTGGCAGAAACCAGACCTTCCTTTCCGGCCAGATTAAGCTCAAGACCAGTGATGGTGCTGAGGAATTAGTTCGGATCATTGTTTTTAATAACAAAAATAAGAAGTCCGATAACGCCCCAGACTTTGTGATCTACAAGTCTGAGGACAGGCGAGAACAGTCCTCCGAGCAGTCTGCTGCCTCGGAGACGAGTACAGTAGAGGCTGACGGAAATCTCCTGTAAATGAGTTTTGCCGTAAACGTACCTATTAACTCCGTTTCTTTCGGGCAAACGTCAACGGCGTTACTGAGAGAAATGAAAGAGAGGTCACTTGACCCTTCGATATTTCCTATCGGGGGGCAAGTGGATCTTTCCACCCAAGAACCTAATCAAGAATTCGACCAGTGGGTGCAAAAAAACTGTCAGAAAGCTCCTGCTTCTCACAATAGGAACGTCCCTGTATTTAAACTGTGGCACCTTAACGGCTCACTTGAGTCATTTAGCGACAAACAAACTCTTCTTTCTTTTTACGAACTAGACGAACCTACTGCTGCCGAAACGAACATAGCAAGAAATCACACTGTTCTATTCTCTTCCGAATACACCTGCGAAGTCTTCAGAAACAGGGGCGCAGAAACTCATTACGTTCCCATGTTCTTTGACAAAAATAATTTTAAAAATACTAATAAAAAATACTTCGATGATGAAAGGGTAACCTTTAATATAGTAGGGAAAGTAGAGAAGAGGAAGCGTCACGAAAAAACAATCCGCGCATGGATTAAAAGATTCGGAAACGACAAGAAGTATTTCCTTCAATGCGCTGTCTACAACCCGTTCTTTAAGGACGAAGACAACAACGCGATCATCAGTAACATATGTGAAGGCCAAAAGTATTTTAACGTGAGCTTTCTTGGCTTCATGGGCAAAAATGCTATTTACAATGACTTTTTAAACTCTGCAGACATCGTTCTCGGCATGTCAGGCGGAGAAGGGTGGGGCCTTCCGGAGTTTCATTCGGTAGGGCTCGGAAAACACGCTGTAATCATGAACGCTCACTCCTACAAAGGGTGGGCTAATGAAAACAACAGCACCCTAGTCAATCCCGGCCCTAAAATGGAAGCATACGACGGAGTGTTCTTCCACAAGGGCCAAGCATTTAACCAAGGAAACATCTTTGATTACGACGAAGACGAGTTCATCGCTGCATGTGAAGAGGCGGTTAAAAAAGTTGAAAACAATAGAGTCAACGAAGAGGGACTCAAGATACAAGAAGAGTTTACTGTTGCTAAGACCCTAGATAGAATACTGGAGTTTGTCTAAATGCCTATTTACGTGTTTCAGCACCCCGAAACCAAAGAGGTTACCGAGGAGGTTCAAAGAATGAAAGACCCCCACGTCTACATAGACGAGGAAGGGGTAAAGTGGCAAAGAATATGGGCCATACCCAACGCCTCCGCAGACGTGAACATAGATGCCTTCGATCCGAATGTTTTCAATGATAAACATAGACACAACGACAAGGCGTCTTACGGAGACATACAGGATCACGCCAAAGAATTAAGCCAAATAAGGAAAGAGAAATCAGGACTCGGGCACGATCCAGTACAAAGAAAGTACTTCGACGACTGGAGCAAGGAGAGAAAAGGGAAGAGGCACCCCGCGGACAAGGGTTAGCCTATACACTTTCTATTTTTCTTTCCCTCCTAATATCTTTCTTCACTTTAGCCTTTCATTTTTGTTAGAACAGATGTAATATCTTACTGTCAGCAAGGCAAGAATGAACTCCCCAAAGGTCACACAAGTAAAGAAGAGAAACGGAAGACTTCAGAAGCTTAACATCAATAAAATCAACCTCTGCGCTCAGAGAGCATGCGAGGGGCTAGACGACGTCTCGGCTAGTGAAATAGTTATTGACGCCAACGTCCAGCTTTACGAAAAGATTCCGACTAAAGATATTGACAGAGCTCTCGTCATGTCTGCGAGAGCTAAGATCGAAAAAGACCCCAATTATTCCTACGTAGCAGCTAGATTGTTACTCGGAAACATTCACAAGGAGGTTTTTGGCAGCAGCGTGGACAAGGACGCATTTGACCACCAATATAGGCTCTCTTTCATTAGAAACATTAAGCTCTTAGTCAGGGAAGAAGTTCTAGACGAGAGGCTCCTCGATTTTGACCTGAAGAAGCTGTCTTCAGCCCTAGTCCTAGAAAGAGACTATAAATTTAAGTACCTTGGCTTACAGATACTATATGACCGCTATTTTCACTCCCTAGAGGAGAGGAGACTCGAATCTCCACAATCTTTCTGGATGCGAGTAGCGATGGGGCTAGCGATAAATGAAAAAGATAAGGAAAAAAAAGCAATCGAATTCTACAACTGCATATCTAACTTCAGACTATGCTGCTCAACTCCGACGCTATTTAACAGTGGTAGCACTCATTCTCAGCTTTCTTCTTGCTATCTTAACACTTTCGATGATTCTATCGACGGAATCTTCGAAGGGCTCTGGCAAGAAGCAAGGAAATCCAAGTTTGCAGGAGGACTAGGTTTTGACGTCACCCCTTTCAGAGCCTCAGGCTCCTACGTTAAGGGCACAAATGGATCGTCAAGCGGATTAATTCCGTGGTTAAAACTTTACAACGATACCCTCATCGCCGTTGATCAAGGAGGAAAACGTCCCGGTGCTGGTTGTGCCTACCTTGAGCCTTGGCATTTAGATATCGAAGACTTTCTCGACCTGAAAAAGAACACAGGAGAGGAAAGGAGACGCTGTCACGATATGAACACGGCCAACTGGCTGCCAGATTTGTTCATTAGAAAAATACAAAAGGACGAAGACTGGTATTTGTTTAGCCCAAGCGACGCGAGAGACCTGCACGAACTGTACGGAGAGAAATTCGACAAAAGATACAACCACTACTGCAGAAAGGCAGACAAAGGAGAGATAGCCAACTTCAAAAAAATGAGAGCAAAAGACCTTTGGAAAAAGATGCTTCGCTCCCTTTATGAAACGGGCCACCCTTGGATGACATTCAAGGACCCCTCGAACTTTCGTTACTCCAACAGTCATGAAGGCATCGTTCATAGCTCTAACCTATGTACAGAGATCTTTCTACACACGAAGCCCTCTCTATATAGCGAAGGAGAGAAAGTTGAAGTGGGAGAGACCGCTGTCTGTAATTTAAGCTCGGTAAACCTCAAGGAACACTTAGATGAGAACAACGAATTAGACTTCGAGCTCTTAGCTAACACTATATCTATACAAATGAGAATGTTAGATAATGTGATCGACTTAAACTTCTACCCAACAAAGGAAGCGGAAAAGTCTAACCTATCCCACAGGCCCGTGGGTGCTGGAAGCATGGGGTGGGCGGATGTTTTCCACGCCTATAGCATAAACTATTCCTCTGATGAAGCGGTTAAGTTCTCAGACGAACTGTACGAATACATATCCTTTCACTGTCTTCTTAATTCAAGCGTCATCGCTGCTGAGAAAGGCAAGTACGAAACATACGAAGGATCCAAGTGGTCCAAGGATAAGCTCCCCATAGATACATACAAAAAACTAATGGATTATATCAGTGAAGAGCCCATCTCGTTCAGCGAAAGATCCTACGTGCCCGAGTCAAACTGGGACTATCTACGGAAACACATTCAAGAGCATGGCATGAGGAACAGCAACACCATGGCTATCGCACCCACCGCCACGATCTCCTACATACAAGGGTGCAGCCCCGGCACCGAGCCCGACTTTTCTGTCCTTTTCGTATACGAAAGCAAGAGCGGAAACCTGCTTATCATAAACGAGTGGTTCGTCAAGCAGTGCAAGAAGCTAGGCATTTGGGACCAAAATTTCATAGAGACCGTAAAAGCTGTGGACGGCGACGTTTCTAGACTAAATGGGGAACTACCAAAGGAACTCAAGGGGTGCTACAGCACGGCCTTTGACCACGATCAGTTCAAATTAATCGACGCCGCCGCAGCGAAGCAAAAATGGATAGACATGGGTCAGAGTTTAAATTTATTTAATAATAAAAGTTCATTAAAGTACTTGAATGATTTATATATTCATGCTAGAAATAGAGGCTTGAAGAGCACGTATTATTTAAGAAACAAAAGCGCGAGTCAAATCGAGAAGTCCACGACTGCCTCAGTGAGAGTCGAAACCTCCGATGAAGAGTCTGCCTCTTGCAGTATTCTCAACGGCTCAGACTGTGAGAGTTGCCAATGAAAACCGTAAAAGAAAAAATCCTAAAAGCCATGTACAGAAGCGTAGATAGACAGAACCTCCACATTGCCCTTGGCAATCATCAGAGCGCGGAAGCAGAGAAGTGGCTTCAGGTAAATTTGAGACATAATTTCAATGAAGTAACAAAAAAGGAGATAGATGTCGATCATGGAATTTGATTACGAAAAATACAAGGACGACCCAAGGATTTTAGATAGGTTTGCTTCTTGGTACATAAGACTAGCGAAAGACGGAACTCTTCCTCTTAGGACAGTTTACGAAAACGGTACTTTTTTTATTGGGGGAGAGAGAGACCCCTTTCGTGGCATCGGCGGAATAGTGCTATACCGTCAAGAAAATTTACAAGTTCAGCTGTTCGTTGTGCCTCCCCATTGTGTGCTCCCAGAGCATACACACCCGAATGTAGACAGTTACGAAAGCTATCTTGGTGGACCCCTTTTCTTTGAAAAAGAGGGAAAGCCAGTAATACCAAGGGATAAAATTTTTAAACTGGAGAACGAGGCCAGTACTATTTTCCCCCAAGTTTGTTTCCATGCCGTAAAAGTCCCCTCCTTCACGGCTCATGGCGCAACAACCGGCAAATCCTCCTGCTCGTTTCTTTCTATACAACATTGGAAAAACGGCATAGAACCAACATCTGTTGAGAGGGACTGGAACGCTGATGAACCAGCGTTTCCAGAACACGAAATAACATCCAACGTAGCTCTAGACGAAAAGGAAAACGATGGCAAGTAGCACTAAAACTGGACTTCTCTTGGGCGAAGAGGTGGCTAGCGTCAACCAAATCCTGCCTCACAAACACAAGTTTGCGTGGGACTTGTTCCTCAAAGGCACAGCCAACAACTGGTCTCCAGCGGAGGTCAACATGAGCGACGACGTAGATCAATGGAAAAGCGGCGCACTCACTAACGACGAAAAACTCTTAGTCAAGCGATGCTTGGGCTTCTTTGCTGGCTCCGAATCTCTAGTAGCCAACAACCTCCTACTTACTGTTAATCGATGGATAACAGACGCAGAATGCAGGCAGTATATTTTAAGGCAAGCCTACGAAGAGTCCTTGCATAACTGGACAGTCGTCACATGCTGCGACAGCTTTAGCCTTAGGGTAGCTGAAGTTTACGAAGCGTATCTAAACATACCGTCCATAAAGGCTAAGGATGATTTTCTAATGGAGATCACCACAGACGTTAACCGTCCAGACTTTTCCACAAAAACAGTAGAGGGCAAGAGGGAGTTCCTCAGGAATCTTATTACCTACTACATCGTCTGCGAGGGTACGTTCTTCTTTAGTGGGTTCGCCATGCTTCTTGCTCTAGGTAGACAGAACAAGCTGCCGGGGCTGTCTGACCAAATTCGCTATACGCTCCGTGATGAGAGCCTACACATCCAATTTGGAACATATTTAATTAACACCATAAAAGAACAGTACCCTACGGTATGGACTAAAAAGTTTGAAGCAGAGACGGTTGAACACGTCAAAAAAGCCATCGAACTCGAAGTGAGATACGTACATGACGTATTACCCCGCGGTATACTGGGGCTTAACGCGGATATGTTTGTTGAATACATGGAATACATCGGAAACAGACGACTCGAAGGCATAGGTATTGATTACCGTTTCGAGGGAGACAACAACCCATTCCCTTGGCTGTCCGAAGTAGTAGACACACAAGCAATGACCAACTTCTTCGAGAGGAAAGTCAAAGATTATCAAAGCTCCGGCTCTCTCGTAGATGACTTCTAATTTTTAGAAACAAATAAATGAAAGCACTAGTAACAGTAGCGATAGGGATGCTCATTGTAGCATCAGGTTGTTCGAGTACAGTAACCCTTGGCCCGAAGGCTAACGAGAACGAGGTTCTCGGAGCCACGGCTGGCACAGGCGGCGCGAGTTTAACTCTCCCGCTGGTCAGGGGGGAGGTGACTCCCACGACGACCACGAAGACCAAAAAGTAACAATAAAGTTACTCCACACCCCCGTCTTTTTTTGAGGCGGGGCTTTTTTTTGTGTAAATATAGGTATGGACTATCAAATTCTCGTCAATATAGCGGTTGGAGTGGTTACCCTCATGGGCGGTTGGGTTTTTAAGATGATGATGGGAGCCGTAAATGAAATTAAAGCGGAGCACCATGACTTAATGGTCAAGCATCACGAAGACATAGACAAACTAAGAGAAAAGCATAATGCCCTAGCCCTTTCCCTCCCCAAAGAATACGTGAGTAAGGAAGACTTCAAGATGTTCTCAGAGAGAATGAACGACAGGTTTGACCGCCTCGAAGAAAAAATAGACGCCCTCAAAGGCTAAACTCATGTTCTGGAAGGTCATAAAACGATGTGTTCTTGGCGGGTTTTTAGCGTTTGGCTTCGGAATCTTTCTAGCGTGGGTATTAACGACGTTAGTTAACAGATAAAAATGCACAAAAAAACGAGCCCGAAGGCTCGTTAGGGTTGTTAGACGTATATCGTCCACCACCTATTATTTTATTGCTTTTTTCCCCATTTGACTCTATTCCAGCATCTTTCGTGCACATAATAGATAAAGACTTTGGTAAGCACCTCTACCGCAGCTATTGTTCCGGCTATCATAGGCTCTCCCGTAACAAAATACGAAACAACAAACGTATCTGCGCTAGCTGTTATTCTCCAAGTTGAAGCCTTAAGTAAAGACCTTTTGCCTGAATCTGGCCCCTCTTCGTCTGGTAATTTTAATCTGAATTTCACCGTGTACCCCCTTTTATCTGTGTTATGTTTTGGACTAAGGTGAGGGTGTTCTCCCACCTTATTCCCTTTGTTACTATCGTATTCGAGTAATTGAAATCCGTATCCAGTCTTAGTCCTTCTTCTTGGTTTTCTCCTATAAAATCATCAACAAAATCGAATAGCCCCCTCTCTTTTAAATTTTTCCAATAAAAATCTATTGCTTTTTTCTCTGCTTCTAGTAATATACTATAATGAAGCTGTGTCTTCGCAACTAATGTCAAGTACCGAAAGTAAAGCCCCTCAGAGAGGGGTTCAATAGACAACGGTGACACGATTATTAGGTTCGAATTCACAGGTATAATTACACCATATTGTTTTGATTTTTTTGCGAAATTACATATTATAAGGTATGAAGCCTAAAGTTTCTCTATATACGTCCTTATTTAAGGGGGCAAAGCACCTTAAGGGGTTCCTAGAAGACGTCGAAAGACAGACCATCTTTAAGGAGTGCGAGCTAGTTATAATCAACGCGAATTCCCCAGAAAGAGAAGAGGAAGAGGCTATTCTTAAGCCTTACCTCCACAAACACAGAGGTCACGGCAACGGCCTCATCAAATACTCGGTTCTCGATAGCGACCCCGGAGTTTACGCTGTTTGGAACCTATGCGTCAAGGAATGCTCCTCAGACCTCGTCTCAAATGCGAATGTGGACGACAGGAAGCACCCACAACACCTAGAAATGCATTATCAAGGGCTGAAGGACAACCCTGACGTAGATTTGGCGTATGCTGAGGTAGCTGTCACCTACAAGGCCAACGAGACCATGGAAAAAAACAGCGCCGTGCTGGTCCAGAACTTTCCGGAGTATTCGTTTATAAATTTAATAAAATATAACATGCCACACAACAATCCGGTATGGAGAAAATCCATTCACGAAAAACACGGATACTTTAGGGAGGATATGATTTCCGCAGCAGACTTCGACATGTGGCTAAGAGCAGCGTCAAGCGGAAGTAAATTTAAAAAGGTAAGTGGGGTGCTTAGCTTATATTATAAGAACCCAGAGGGCGTTTCAACCAAGGGCGACACCTTGGACGAAGCAATAGCTGAGGTCAATAAACTAAGAGAAGAATACTCGCACAAGGTAGACTACAGAGAGTTAACGTTATGATAATCCCAGTTTGCACAGTAGTTACGGAAAATTGTTACAATGAATTCTTGTTGTTCAAAACATCGATAGAAGCATTTCACGACTGCGAATGGTTCGTCTCGTGTGACCCGTGGGTCAAGGAACAGCTTGAGGAAGGCGAAAGACTCCACGCTCATTGCTTGATAGAGTCCGACAACTGCGACCACGTAATAAACGACGAGGAGCAAAACAAGAATTTCACTAAGTTGATCTTGACCAAATTCGACATATGCAACGAAGGGTTAAAGCATCACCCATTTGTGCTGCTCATTGATGATGATATGATTTTTACAAACCCCATCGACGAGGTAATACTAGAGCTACTCAAGAATAAAGTAGTCGATGCCTGCGTCACGCCCCACATGACAGACGGATACGGTGACGAAAAAGTAACTGGGTACTTTAATTGTGGTATGGTTTTTATATCCAACCCACTGTTCGTCGAACATTGGGCAACCTTAACAGCTAACCACGAGCAGCTTGGTCTATATTACGAACAAAAACCCTTGGAGCTAGTCCTTAAGTCTTTCGTTACGGTTAACCTACCCCTCAACTACAACATCGGATGGTGGAGATTCCTTACTCCGCAAACCCAAAAGAGGCTTGAGCTCTTTAATATAAAAGACCAGAGTTTATACTTCGGCAGGAGACCGGCGATTAATTTTCACGTACACACGCTTAAAGATCTAAAATACCAGAACCAAGGACAGTTCCTTAAGGATCTTTTGTTCGACTCGCTCCCTCAGTGTTTCAACCCAGCTTACAGAAAAATAATAGAAAAATACGAGGAACTTAATAATGAAAATATACAAAGCTAGAACGGCTTGGACGGACTCCTTCCCCGAACTGCTATCCATGTGGGAAGAGAAAGGGTGGGTCGAGGTGATACAGACGGAAAACAAATGCACTTGGGTAGAAAACGAAGGAGATATACTGCTCTATGAGCACGACACCCTTGGTCAGCTTCCGATGGACTGGAACTATGGTCTTTTTGCCACTTCAGTTCATCACGGGCACAAAAGCAGCCCATGGATACTCTGGCCTAGGCACCCAAGAAATCTAGAACAACTACTCGATGAAGAAGGAATACTTAATCATAACCAGAAGGACATAGAGTCTATTTTCCTAGGTAAAGTGGAGAACCCGGTTCAGAAAGAAAGAAGAACCGCCTACGACTGGAGTAGATGTGTCGAAGAATTCTCAATGCCTGTTGAACTCGGTATATCTGGGAACTATAAACTGCCAAACATGGAATATCTGAAGAGGATAAGAAGGGCCAAGTTTGGCTTGTGTCTTCCCGGCTATGGTTCCAAGTGTCAAAGAGAGGTGGAGCTTATGGGGGTAGGAACAGTGCCTATCATAACCAAAGGGGTTGATACTACATATTTCCGATCTCTCATAGAAGGGGTGCACTATCTTTACGCGGAAAGCCCAGATCACGTTAATGAAATAATAGATAGCTGCTCCGTCCAAAAATGGAAACAGATGCAAGCTAATTGCGTGGACTGGTACATGCATAGCGCTTCGCGAGAAGGGTCACTTGAAACGACTCAACTAATAATCATGAGATACCTAAACGAAAGCGGTAGGAGCTCAGAAATAGCCTTTGATGATGAATAAGATTAAACCACGGCACAAGAGTCCAGCGGAAGAGTATAAAAATAAATGCCTAAGCTCCGAAGATCTAAACAGCAAGCTTAGAACCCTTGTCCTCGAAGGCACCCCCGTTAGCGCCGCCAAGATGGGCATGGTCGAAGCGCTGTCCGTTTACCACTATCTACTCCGCAAAGAAAAAGGACACAAGACTGAATATCTTGGCATAGGGCAGCTTATGTTCGTTAACGCTGGGATTTTCCCACCAACAGTTGAGTCGTTTGATAAGTTCAACGAGACCTACCTCTCCTACTTCTCTGATTTGGATTTATTTGGAATGTGGATATGGGGACCAGAACCCTGTGGCGAATACGAAAAGTTAGTGTACGACGAATACACAACCGACGCGTCCCTGTGCCTTGGCGGTGATTGGATGCCCTTCTTCCGTGAAAAGCCTTGGACAGCAGAGCTAAAAGATAAAAGAGTGCTTGTTATAAGCCCGTTTGCGGGCACCATAACCGAACAATATGAAAAGCGCGAAAAAATTTGGGACAGCAACCCAGACGTGCTACCATCCTTTGATCTTAAAACTATAAAATGTCCACTCTCAGCGGGGATAAGTGATTCACCATTCACAGACTGGACAGAAGGCCTTCACGCCATGGAAGACATAATGGATAAAACAGACTTCGATGTATGCTTTGTCGGTGCGGGAGCATGGGGACTGCCTCTAGCTGTTCACGCCAGAAGACTAGGCAAAATAGGAATCCATGGGGGAGGAGACACTCAACTCTTGTTCGGCATAAAAGGGAAAAGATGGGACGACAACCCAAACATAAGCGACAAGCTATACAACGAGCACTGGGTTAGGCCATCCCAAAATGAAACCCCAACAAACAGAAGGTTTATTGAAGATGGATGCTACTGGTAAAACGCTAGAAAAAAAAGTGAAAGGGCTAGAAAAACTACGAGCAAAGCTGGAGAGAGAACAGAAAAAAGAGCTCACAGAAAAAGAACAGTTTTACAAAGGCCAAGTAGACGTACTATCAAAACTCCAAGTTGGACCAGAAGAACAAGCTAAAGTGCAAGAACAAATGAACGACATAAGAGCTAAACAAGTAGAAGAGCATAACAATATAATAAGGAACAGCGAAATTAAAATAAGCTCTGTTTACGCTCAAATAAATTTACTAACTGAGTTCATCGCCGAGGGATATAAACTAGAGAAAAAATGAAAAAAATATTTTTAGTAATAGCAGACTATAAAGACGAAAAGCAAGACCTTTTCGAGAACAAGATCTCTCCAATAAACGAAGCGTACTGCCTTAAGCACGGGTTCGAGTACATGTTCGTAAAAGAGGACACTCCGCCCATGATAAGAGATAACCCTACTTGGTGGAAGTTTACCATACTTCAGGAACTCTTGGATAAAAAGCAGCTAAATGACGGCGACGTTTTCACTCATCTAGACGCGGACATGGTCATAGTCGACGACAGCATGTCGTACCAGACCAGCAAGTCTTTTTCCTACTCGATAGACAATGGTAACAGCCACTGCATGGGCAACTACACAATGACCATAAACGACTGGTCAAGGAAGCTCATAAAAAACGTACTGAAAGACGAACAACTTAAAAAAATGCACAACGATCCAGAGTGGAGGTCTTATTGGGCTACTGGCGGAGGAGTTATGAGAGAGCAGGGCGTCTGGTATACCCTAGCTGGAATTCAACCGCATAGCTGGGTTCCCTTCCCCGATCTGCCTAACTCCGGATTCCATTCGAAAACTACCCCCGAACCAGTCTACTCCCTAGAAGAACTCGAAGAACACGTGGAAATCAGAGGCCCAGAATGGAACTGCACGCTTCTTTCTGAAGAAGCTGACGACCATATCAGTCAATCCTTACAAAAATATAACATAGTCAGAAGTAAAAAAGAAGATATAATAATTAGGCATTTTGCTGGTGGTCAACGATGGAGAGAAGAATATCTTAATTTGCATGAAAGATAAACTAAGAATAAATTTTGTAGACTTCTGGCCCAACCTCGAGAAGCGTGATAATTATTTTTATCACTTGCTCTCTACTGAGTTCGACGTGGTTATAGACGAAGAAGAACCTGAAATTCTTTTCCATTCTGTCGACTACCTTAACGAACAGAACCACAAAAAGTACGACAACGGAAGAACGGTAAAAGTTTTTTATACCGGCGAGAACCAAAGGCCCGACTTCGACGAAACCCATTTCGCCTTCTCATTTGATTATTCTGATGACTCAAGGAACTATAGGCTACCGCTATGGATGCTACATTTAAATTGGTTTGATGTTCCACACAACGAGGACAGAGACCAATCCTACCTGCATTCCTTGGACGATTTTCTAGATAAAAAAATAGACATAGACAAGATAAGAGAAACAAAAAAAGAATTTTGCACATTCATATCCTCTGTCGCCAAAGGTCGCCGAGTTGATTTTGTACCAAAACTACACAACAAATACAAGCCTATAGCATGCGCCGGAGGCTTGTTTAATAATGTACGCGGTAAACTTAATGGACGAGGAGACCAAAGGTGGAAAATAGAATTTTTAAATTTATTTAAATTCAACATAAGCTTCGAGCACACAAGACAGCCCGGTTATGTTACAGAAAAAATAATTCACCCCATGTTTGCCAACACTATACCTATTTATTGGGGGAGTAGACGGGTAGAGGAGGAATTTAACCCGAAGAGCTTTATTAATGGAAATAAATACCACAATGATGAAGAACTTATTGACGTCATAGCAAAGATAGACAGCGACGAAGATCTATATATATCAATGCTAAACGAACCTTGGTTCAACAACAATGAAATACCAGAGTACGCAAAGCCAGAAAACGTCATGAAATTTTTTAAAGAAAAGGTGTTAGCGTAATGAGGCTGCCAAGTTTAAATATTTTTGAAAAATACGCCCATATAGACCCCGGAGGGCCAAGCCTTCCAAGGCCTCAGCCTTCTGACTGGGCATTTAATTTCTTCGGGGAGCAAGAGTCCTTGTTCTTTGTCGAAGTCGGAGCTTACGACGGGGTAGGGTGCAGCAACTGCCTGCTCTTCGAGGAGGCGTACAACTGGGACGGCATCTGCATAGAACCGCACCCCGAATCGTTCAGGCAGCTTGAAATAAACAGGCCCAGACCAAAAAAATATAACTTAGGGTTAAGCTCTACCGGTGGAACTTTAGAATTTTGGCAAGTCAATGGTTCCGCGGCGTCCCTTAGTGGATTTAAGGATTTTTTTGATGACGATCACGAATCCAGAATATATGAGGAAATAGAGAAACACGGTGGCGATGTTGAAAAAAAAGAAATAGAATCTGTAAGACTTGAAGATCTTTTAAAAGAAAACAACATTAAAAGAATAAATTACCTTAGTATTGACGCAGAAGGCGCAGACTTTGATATTCTAGAGAGTATTAACTTTGATGAGGTAGCGATTGATTTTATTAGCTGCGAGAGGAGCGACTCTCCAGAGCAAATTTATAAAGTTGCGCAGTTTCTAGCGTCGAAAGGGTTCCTGCCTGCGGGGTGGTGTTGCGCCGACATATTTTACTGGAAGCCGTTGCAACAGCATCAGGATCATAAGAAGAGGCGGAAGGGAGGTAGGTTGCGTCATGAAGCTCAATGTAGATAAAATATTTTGCTGCCACCACCCCTCTGAATTTCTCAAGAGTAGGAAGGAAAAGTTAGTAAACTTTTTTAAAGAAAACGACATAGACGTCGAGTGGGTTGAAGGATTCCCTCCGGAAGAAGCCGAAAACTACGATTACAGCGGGTTAGTACACAGGACAATGACTAGAGGACCTATGGACTGCAGAACCGACGAGGCAAAAGCTAAAGATCTTTCTCGCAAGGGCGTATCTCTCATATTAAAGCATAATTATTGCTACGAGCAACAAATTAAAAACAATTACAAAAACATATTGATACTAGAAGACGATGTAGATCTTTTCTCCGGCTTTTCCGAACAATATTTCAATAAATGCATGCGAGAATTCGAGGCCGCCGGTTTAGAAATGCTATACTTAGGCTCATGCTGCGAGATGAAGCACCCAGAAGCCAGACCAGACAAGTATGTTTACTACGATCACTACACGAAACCACTTCCATCTAGATGCACCCACTGTTACGTAGTCAGCACAGAAGGAGCCCGCAAAACACTGAAGCACTCATTCGGTATGTTCGACTCCGTAGACTGGCAATTGAACTGGATAATAGAAAAAGAAAAAATAAAAAATAGCTGGGCAGAACCCAGCGTAAGGCAGCTAAACCTTGGCTCATCTCTTAATTCAGAGGGAGATCCAGAAAACCTACAGGTAGATGAATAAGCCCAAAACCAAGGTAGCGTTTGTTAAGTTCGCCGGCATGGCTTCCGGAGGGGTCGAAAAATATCTTCAGACCATTGCCTGCATGCTGCCTAAAGACGAGTTTGAAGTAGATTATTTTTACACAAACGCCGCTCCTTTCATCAATTCCGATTTCGTACACCCAGACAATGATCCAGAAAGACTCAAGCTGGTAGACTCCCACGGCGTCAGGACCATTAAGGTCCACGTGGATGCAAAGTTCGGCGACCCAGAGCCTTACGAATGGGTAAACACAGATTTTTGGGAGCTATTTGACGAGTCTAAGTACGACGCAGTAACAACCGCGGGAGCGGGATGCCTAGAGTATCCATATAATTTAATCAACAAAACTAAAATAATAGCAACCATCCATGGCTTTCATGGCTATGACAGACCCAATATTCACAAGGCTATTCTTTTGTGCGATTGGCAAGCGGGTGAATGGGCAAAAAACGGCGGAGATATAAGCAAAGCCGTTACTATACCCGGCTTAATAGAAGCTCCCCCGAAGAAAGAAAGCACAATCAGAGAAGTTATGAGTATACCGCGGGACGCCTTTGTATACGGGTTCCATCAAGGGAACAGGGAGGAGATATTCTCGCCAGCGTCCTTACAAGCATACGACCTAATCAAAAATCCCAATAACTACTTTGTTATGATGGGCGGAGCAAACAAGCATAGGGAGCTAGGCAAGCAACTCAACTGCCCTAATATAAAATTTATAAACTTTTCAAGCTCGACAGAAGATATCCATAATTTTTTAGGAGGCATAGACGTCTTCGCTCACGCCAGAGCAGATGGAGAAGTGTGCTCTGGGGCTATAATAGAAGCCCTGTACCATGGTAAACCTGTCATATCCCACCCAGCATTGAACATGGGGCACGCCGAACAGGTAGACGGATGCGGAAAACTGGTTTACACCTTAGAGGAATACGCAAAAGAGATGCTCAAACTAGAAAGAGATAAAGATCATTACAATAACATGTCGAAAAATGCACTTGAAAAATATCGAAAAAAATACGACTATAACGTGATAAAAAGAAAAATATTAGATGTGTATCTCGAATTAAGACACCTAAACGAAAGCGAATAGAATATGAACGAAATAAAAAACGATGTAAAAAGGTATCTTGGGGAGGTTTCTACCATATGTAGCTCTATAGACCAAGAAGACATAACGAACTTCTGCGGAGGCATAAAAAATATCAAAGAAAATGGGGGGCGTTTATTTATCATGGGTGTCGGCGGTAGCGCCGCGAACTCTTCCCACGCAGTAAATGATTTCCGAAAAATTCTAGGTCTGGAAACGTACTGCCCCTTCGACAACGTTTCCGAGCTAACAGCGAGAATAAACGACGACGGCTGGGACACATCCGTATCAAACTGGCTTAAAGTCTCTAGGATAAACGAGAAAGACGGGGTGATGGTCTACTCTGTTAGCGGGGGAGGAGAGAACACATCTCAAAATCTAGTTAAAGCCATGCTTGCAGCGAAAGAAGTTGGCGCGAAAGTGTTCTCCATTACTGGAAGGACCGACGGGGAAGCCAACAAGTTGGCGGATTACCCCGTGGTTGTACCAAACGTTTCAGAGGAGAGAGTAACCCCCCATACCGAAGAATGGCAAGGCGTAGTATGGCACCTAGTAGTTAACGTATTAAAGGATAATTTAAAATGAATGTAAAACTTTTTGCAGATGGGGCAGTCATTTCAGAGATGGTCGACTGTTACAACAATGGATCAGTGCAGGGGTTCACGACTAACCCCACCTTAATGCGTCAAGCGGGTATTGAAGACTACGAAAGCTTCGCTAAAGAAGCGTTAGAAAAAATTCCTGATGCACCCATTTCATTCGAAGTGTTCTCTGATGATTTTCCAGATATGCACAGACAAGCTCTTAAGCTTCACAACATGGGAAAAAATGTTTACGTCAAAATACCAATCACGAACACAAAGAGCGAGAGCAGCCTCCCATTAATAAAAAGCCTTGTCGATGAGGGAGTCAAGGTAAACACTACTGCTATCATGACAGTGTATCAAGTTAGGGACCTATGCGAGGTGCTCTCACCAGACGTACCCAGCGTCGTTTCTGTATTTGCTGGCAGAATTGCCGATTCCCTTCGTGACCCAGACCCCATAATGAGAATGTGTAAGCTAGAATTGAGTTATTACCGCTTGAAACATTCAGCAGAACTGCTATGGGCAAGCTGCAGGGAGGTTTACAATATAAAACAAGCAGACGATTGCGGGTGCGAAATCATTACGGTGTCGCCTTCTATTCTAAAAAAATTAAAACTGAAAGGCAAGGACCTAGAGGAGTACTCTCTAGAAACAGTACAAATGTTTTACGATGACGCTTCTCAGGCCGGATACAAACTATGATTATAACCCGGGCTCCATTCAGAATAACCCTTGGCGGCGGAGGCACAGACCTCCCCTCGTTCTACGAGAAGAACGAAGGTTTTGTATTGACCATGGCGATAGACAAACACATCTACGTCACATTTAAAAAAAATATCCTAGAGCCCAAAATAAGGCTTCAATATTTGAAGACTGAATTCGTAGACACCCCAAGGGAACTAGAACATGAACGAGCAAGAGAAGCCCTCCTCTTGCACGAGGTTACAAGAGGCGCGGAGATAAGCAGCATAGCAGACCTGCCGTCTCGGGCAGGACTGGGGTCTTCCGGTAGTTACTTAGTGGCCCTACTCACCGCGTTAAGATGCCATAAGAAGCTGTCTCCCGAACCGAAGATCATAGCTGAAGAAGCCTGCCGTATAGAAATCGACATACTCAAGGAGCCAGTAGGAAAACAAGATCAATATATAGCTGCTTTTGGCGGGGTGAAAAGCTTATATATAAACCGTCATGGAAAAGTCGAAGTAGAAGATTTGAACTTATCACAGAGCAGCATGCAGGACCTCTTATCCTCTGTTCATATTTACTACACCGGCGTGTTACGGTCTGCATCAGAGATCTTAAAGGAGCAGTCTTCCCTGCAAAACAACGCAGAAGAGAACCTAAAACAAATAAAAGACATAGGCTACGAAGTAAAAGAGAGCTTGCTCAGTGCAAACTTCGACAACTTTGGCTTACTCATGAACAAACACTGGCAATTAAAAAAACAATTATCAAAAAAAATTAGCCTTTCCTCGATGGATAAGCTTTATGATATAGTTAAAGAAAGATTCGGCGTCCTTGGCGGGAAAATAATCGGCGCTGGAGGGGGAGGCTTTATTATGCTGTATGCCCCCAAGAATCGCGCAGAGCTTGAATCTTTTATGAATGAAAACGGATATCCAAGAGTGAGTTATAACATAGATTACTCTGGATGCCAAACAATAGCGAACTTTGGATAAAATAAAATGGACAACTTAGAACTTGAAAATAAAATGGACGAATTGCAAGTTGCAATTAAAAACGATGGTAAACGAATAGGGGTATGGGACAATCACGAGACTTACCACAAGGCGTGCACGTCAGAAGTCTCCGTAGATGGACTATGGCTAGAATTTGGCGTTTACCGCGGGAGAACTATTACAACCATAGCGAAAGAAACCTCCAGCATGGTGTATGGATTTGATAGTTTCGAGGGTTTGCCAGAAAAATGGGATCACGACAACCCAAAGGGGGTATACGGATTAAACGGATCAATTCCACTCGCTGCAATTACCGGAGAGAACGACGATAACCCGGGTATGTATGACCCACGCCCCACGATAACCACGGAGCCTTGGCAAGACAACATTGTCTTAATAAAGGGGTGGTTCGAGGAAACGCTCCCCTTCTTCCTCAAAGAACACAAAGAAAAAGCAGCCTTCGTACACATAGATAGCGACGTGTATAGCTCCGCACAAACAGTACTTTCCCTTCTAAAGGAAGGGGACCGCTTCCAAGACGGAACGATACTTTTATTCGACGAGATAATCGATTACCCGACCTATAGGGAGCACGAAATAAAAGCGTTTGCTGAATTTTTACTAGAAACTAATTACAAATACGAATGCCTATATCACCAAAGCTTGGGAGATTATAGCCAAGCGTGTTTTAAAATTTTAAAAAGATAAGAATATGGAAAGAGAACAAGGGTCGAGAACGAAATACAAGGAAGCAAACGAGGACTGCGTCCACGATGGTCACCTTGGCGGTTGCGCTATGAATGGAGACGGCGCTGGGTATTGCCCAAGAACATGGTCGCACTTAATAAAAAAATACAACATTAAGTCCATGGTAGACGTGGGTTGTGGGGCAGGATTTTCCGCAGATTATTTCAAGGACCTAGGGGTAGAAGTATTGGGGGTGGAAGGATGCAAGGAGGCCGTAGAAAGATCATTGCTTCCAAAAGAAAACGTGGTCCTCCATGATTACGAAAATGATGGCCCATACGTACCGGATAGAGACTTTGACTTTTGTTGGTCAAACGAGTTCGTGGAACACGTAGAGGGGGACTGCGCTCAAAACTTCCTAGCAACATTCGAAAAGTGTAGGATGGTTGCCATGACATTCGCCGGCCCCGGCCAAGGCGGACACCACCACGTAAACGAACAGCCAATTGATTACTGGCTAGACCGCCTCTCTGAAATTGGCTTTACCTACGACGAAGAAGAGACCAAAGAGTGCAAGGAATTCGCCAAGTTAGACATGATCAAATATTGTCCGTATAGCGGCAACCACTTTGTTGCTAGAGGTCTCCTCTTTCACAGGAGCAGAGACCCGCTTCCCAAAAATGAATCATATTCTTACGCAATGCCAGACGTCCCCCCTTTGAAACCGCACTGGGATAACTGGGTTTTTTATAAGAAAGGAGGTAGGTTTGAGAACGACTAAATCTAATATCAAAATAGCGATGTTTTGGGAGTTCTACGAGGACGACCCTACATACTGGAGTAGCACCAGCGGCATCAACCACCACCTTAAAAAAATGGTCGACACGGTTGATAACTATCACATCCCCAAAGAAGATAAGTCCTTAGGTTTTAAGGAGTTCTTGGAGCGAGGCAAACAGTACGACGCCTGTATACTATGGAACGCCGGGAGCCTAAGAGAAGGCACCCCATACTGGAGAAAAGATGTCCTTAAAGATTGCCTGTTAGTTTTGGAAGCCGGTGACGAGCCCCAAGCCTACCAACAACACGTTGAACTCAGTAATCAATCAGACTTGGTTTTAACCACCGACCTAAGATGTGTTTGGGCGTACAAACAACGAGGCATTAACGCCCACTGGTTCAACTCTTGGTGCAACGAACAAATTTTTTACCCAAGTAAACCAGACGACCCAGAACCGGACCTAGGCGTTATAACAACCATGTATGGTGACCGCAAATTCGAGTCAGAAATATCATCTGCCCTAGGAGACAAGTATCTAAAAAAGAACGGTCTTGAAGGTGATGAAAACGGGGAATTTTTTCGTAGAGGTAAGATGATCTTCCAACAAGCAAGATGGGGAGAAATTACTAGAAGAATTTTCGAAGGTATGGGCTGCCGCAAATTAGTATTCACTGACTACCTCCATCCAGACACGGGTATATATGGATTATTTCAGCAAAGAGAAGATATAATCTATTACGGCGACGCTAATGAGTGCATTCAATTGATGAATTACTTCCTAGAACACGACGAAGAAAGAGAAGAAATCGCGAACAATGGATATGAAAAAATACTCAAATATCATTCTTCAGAGAAGAGAGCTCAAGAGTTGCTCGACCTCATAGAGAAATTAATTAAATGATTGTATCCAAATGCCCAATGAGAATATCTTTAGCCGGTGGCTCCACTGACCTAGAAGAGTACGTAAGCTCTAACGGTTACGGCAGCGTCATAAGTTTTCCGTGCACTCTATATTCTTATATCAGCATCTTCCACGACAAAAATGGGTATAATAATTTTTTTAATAAATATATAATAAACTATACATTAAGAGAGCAGGTCGACGACGTATGCGAAATAAAAAATGACGTGGCCAGAGAGGTGCTTAACTACTTTAAGTGTGGACCGCTAGCTATGACCTTTCACGCGGATGTATTTTCAGAAGGGTCTGGGTTAGCCTCCTCTTCTGCTTATTTGATAGCCTGCATCAAGGCGGTCTCGGTGCGCAAGGGTGTTACCCTTTCCGAGATTGACATATGCAACCTAGCCTTAGAAATAGAAAAAAAATTCAACCCACTTACTGGCTATCAAGATATATATGGCTGCGGCCTCAGCGACCTAAAAAGAATGCACTTTTATGAAGAGGGGAGGGTAAAAGTTCAGTATCTCAAAAAGAATATGTTTACTTTTTTTGATATGTATCTTGTATATACAGGCGTAAAAAGGAAATCCACCAAGCTACTTCAAAGTTTAGACTTGAAAAAAATTGATAAGATACTACCATTAGTAGACGAGATGGAGAAAAGCATAAACAACTACGACGCCCAAGGTTTTCTTGATATAATCAAAGAAGGATGGGCGAAGAAGAAGGAAACCTCCCCAATGATAACACAAAACGTCATCATATCCGACATAGACGACACCTTAAGGAGAGACAAGAGCGTCCTAGCCCACCGGCTATGCGGCGCAGGCAACGGCGGATACTTCTTGGTATTTAAAAAGAGAGACTCCCCAAACGAATTAAAAAATTGTCTTAAAATTGAAATGTCAGAAGAATCAATCACATGCCAAACAGTATAAAAATGAACAAAAATAAAATAGTTATAACAGGCGGCTTGGGATACATAGGGGTCGAATTGTGCAAACTTTATTCCGGCGAGGCTTGGCGCAAAGACATCGTCGTTACAGACAATAAGTTCGCTTCTGAAAGAGTAAAACAACTAAGAGACTGGGGCATAAAGTTTGTTCAGGCCGACATCTTAGACAAGGACGCAATGTCAGACATCCTAGAGGATGCAGATGTGGTGATTCACTTGGCAGGCGTCACAGACGTAGCCTATACCAAGACGGATGGAGATTCCGAGAAGGACGCTAGGATAACCGAGGTTGCAGTGAGCGGAACTCGTAATATAATAAAGCTCACAAAAGAAGATTGCAAAATAGTGTTCCCGTCCACTCATGTTGTTTATGAAGGGTTCAGTGAAACAAAATTAGACATAAAAGAAGACGAAGACCCCACGCCAATTTTGACCTATTCCAACGGTAAAGTCAGATCAGAGAAAGACCTCGCGGAGTCTAACAAAAATTATGTTGTCCTGAGACTAGCTACCGTCTGTGGTTATTCTTCTGATACAATGAGAATGAACATCATGCCAAATCTATTCTCAAAGATAGCCTCGCAAAACGGAAGCATCAAATTATTTTCCGGAGGCGTCCAGCTTAAGAGCTTGGTTCCGTTGATCGATGTTGCTAGGTGTTTCAAATTCATGGCTGAAAACGAGTCCATCAGCAGGGAGATCTTCCACTGCTCCAAGGACTCCATGACGGTCAAGGACGTAGCAATGATTTGTAAAGAGTTTAATCCAGATTTAGACATAACAGAAACAGACGACGAAATCCCCAACCTTGGCTATACCATTTCCAACGAAAAGCTTTTGTCGACAGGGTTTGAATTCCTCTACGATGTAAAAGACTGCATTAAGGAGATGATAGAAAACTGGTCAGAAAAAGAAACAAGACCAGAGTTAGAATATACAGTGCAAGGAGGAAACGAGTACGTTGACGACAGAGGCAGGATAAACAACTACGAGCTAACCGAACCCATTAACCTCATAGGGTGGATAGAATCTACAGCTGGTTCAATTAGGGCAAACCATTACCACCCGATACAGGAGCAAAAATGCCTCCTTATATCAGGGCAGTACATAAGCGTAGTCAAAGACCTCACAGTTCCAAACGCCCCAATCATCACCAAAGTGATAAACCCCGGAGACATCGCGATAATCAAACCAAACGTAGCGCACACAATGGTTTTTACTGACGACTCCCTCTTCTTGAACCTCGTCAGAGGAGAGAGAGACCATGAGAATTATGGTATCACACACACGATACCCTATGAGCTCGTTAGCAGAGAGTTCGCTGATAGACTTATAGAGAGCTACGCGTCAGAATGCAGAAGCTGCGGGAATACGAGCCTAGAGAGGGTAGTTTCCTTAGGGGAGTCTCCTCTTGCGAATAACCTACTCGATTCAGCAGATCAAGAATCAGACACCTACCCCCTTGAAGTTGACTATTGCCCAAGCTGTCACAACTGCCAGCTGAGTTCAATCGTCCCTCCGGGAAAAATGTTTGACAATTACCTGTATGTATCTTCTACTTCCAAAAAATTTAGGGAACACTTCGAGAAGGTTGCGTTGGATTATATAGAAAGATTCAGGCTGGGACACAACTCAACCGTTGTAGATATCGGAAGCAATGACGGCATCGCTCTAAAACCCTATCTGGAACACGAATACGACATCAGCGTGATTGGTGTTGAACCGGCAAAGAATGTAGCTGCAATAGCAAACGAGAAGGGCATCAAAACAATCAACTCTTATTTTGATTCAGATACAGTAGAGGAAATCGGTCCGGGTACAGCAAGCCTAGTAACCGCCTCAAACGTGTTCGCTCATTCCGATAAACTGAAAGAGATAACGCGTGACGCCTTTTCTCTACTTAGGTTCGACGGAACTTTCATCGTGGAGGTCCAATACTTGCTAGACACCATGAGAGACCTCACCTTTGACAATATTTACCACGAGCATGTCAATTACTGGTCTGTTACCTCTATCAAAAACTTTTTTGAAAACTTAGGTTATCAGGTTACCCGCGTAGAACGCATAGAGACTCACGGAGGCTCCATAAGAGTATACGTAGGTCGTACAGATTTGCCGGGGGCCTGCCAAGGTTTCCCCCTAGGAATGACAAGAATGGACAGGGATACCGTCACGGAGTTCTTGAGGGAGGAAGGAGAAGTAGGACTCTTAGAACACAGGTCTTATTTAGCGTTTGGAAAAAGCATTGAAAAAATAAAAACAAACGCCAGAAACAATATGGACGCCCTAAAGCTCATCTATAAAAAAATCGCGGCCTACGGATCACCCGCTAAGGCAACAACGTCGCTCAACTATTTTGGAATTAACAATAACGATATTGAATACACCATTGAAGACAACGACTTAAAACACGACAAGTTGATTCCCGGAGCGAACATTCCCATTAAAAGCAAGGAGTACTGTAATGAAAATCTTCCCGACCTCATAATCGTGTTGGCTTGGAATTTCTTTGACGTTATTGTAGAAAACAATCAAGAACTGGTAGACAAGGGGGTAAAGTTCATCAACATAAAAGAGCTACAGAAACCGGAGATGCTAATATGAACAGGTATGAAAAGCTAAAAGAAAACGGGATGAAATTAGGCTTTGTCTGTAGCTGTTGGGACCTGATGCACGCAGGGCACTGTCTTTTCATTAAAGATGGAAAAAGTCAATGCGACTACCTTATAGCTGGATTACAGACGGACCCAAGCGTAGATAGACCAGAAAAGAACAAACCGATACTAAGCCTTGAAGAAAGAAAAATAATCCTAGAATCTAACAGGCACATCGACGAAATCGTGATGTACGAAACCGAAAAAGACCTCGCCATGGCTCTGGAGAAAATAAGACCAGACGTGAGAATCCTCGGTAGCGACTATTACGTTATCGACAATGGTGGACCAGCCTACTTTACAGGATCAGGCACAGAGAAAGAAGTATACTACCACGACAGAAGCAAGCATGGCTGGTCTACTAGTGAGATTAGACACAGAATATTTAAAGCAGAGCTAAACAAAGGCAACGGAATAAGCGTTTCGTGAAAATAGCCATCATATCTGAAGATGATTTTGGATTTTCAAAGGGGCTCAAAAGAACCAATCACGATGTAAGCCTATACGGCTGCTCCTCGATCAACGATCTCTGCCGTGACGTGAGCGGCGGATACAGACCGGACTGTATCTTCCTAATGGAAGACGGCAGAGTCCCCCCGGCGTTCTGGAACAAGAGCAACATCGAATCTCATTTTAACTTTTCCCCCACTTTAGTCTACTTTACAAGGGAATGTCTCGAACCCACAGATAGTGACCTTAAAAAAATAGAATCCAGCGACTTGGTACTGACTCAAAACATGCATTTAATATCAGACCTAGCCTTTAACAACGTAAATGTATTTAGATTCCCCTACTGGGCGGACACAAGCGTGTTCTTTTCCACCGATTCCCCAAAGAGATACGACTGCGTTAGCTCCACAAGCAACCTAGAGGTAGCAAACAAGTTTGAATCAGCCCTCTCCTCTAAAGGACTCAGTTTTTTGAATAAGCCAATCTGTGATCCTGATTTCCTAAACAGCGGCAAAGTTTTCTTGAACTTCGAGGAAAAAGTAGTAGTTCCTCGAGCTTTTTTCGAGGCTTCCGCGTGTGGATTACCCATTTTATCGTCTCACTTAAATGAATGCTCCGTGATAGAATCTCTCCTCGAGGAAGAAAGAGAGATTCTTTATTTTTCTTCTCTTGACGAATGCGTCAGTAGGGCATATCTTTATGCTAGAGATGGCAGAGAAAGAAGCGTTGTGGCTAGAAAAAGTTTTTATTTAATTGAAAAATATCATACAATAGAGAAGAGGATACGAAAATTTATAAAAGAAATTAAGATTTTAAGATTATGAAAACACTAGTAACTGGAGGAGCGGGCTTCATAGGAAGCAACCTTGTCGATCATTTAGTCTCAGAGGGCCACGAAGTAATTGTCCTTGACGACGAATCATCAGAGTCTAATGAGGAATTCTTTTGGAGAGATGGCGCGAAAAGAGTTCCTCTAGATATCTGTGACGCTGACGGTCTGGACGCACTCTTTTCCAGAGAGAAAGAAGTGCATGGTCAAGCAATAGACTGGGTTTTCCATCTTGCTGCCGAATCCAGAATCCAACCTACGCTTGAACGCCCACAAAGAGCCTGCGAGGTCAACTTTGTCGGAACCTGCAATGTTCTCCAAGCGGCCAGACTTCATGGTACAAAACGAGTAATTTATTCATCGACCTCCTCGGGTTATGGGTTAAAAAACGAACCCCCGCTAGTGGAGACGATGAGTAGGGAATGCCTCAACCCGTACTCTGTAACCAAAGTGGCGGCAGAAGACTTGTGCAAAATGTACTATTCTCTGTGGGGACTCGAAACAGTTATCCTAAGATACTTTAATGTCTACGGTGAGCGCCAACCCATTGCGGGTCAATACGCCCCGGTCATTGGTATATTCCTTAGACAAAAAGCCGCTGGCGAAGCAATGACTATCGTTGGCGACGGAGAACAAAGAAGAGACTTCACTCACGTTAAGGACGTTGTTTCTGCAAACTATCTATCAGCAACCACAACTGACAAGAAAGCTCTTGGCGAAGTGTTCAACGTAGGGACGGGTACCAATCATAGCGTCCTTCAGGTTTCTGAACTAATCGGCGGTGATCATTCTTTTATACCAAAAAGACCCGGTGAGGCGGATACCACCCTAGCAGACATAAGCAAGATAAGAGACATCCTAGGCTGGGAGCCCACAGTAAAACTTGAAGACTGGATAAAAGAAAACAATGTATAGCAATTACATAACACCAGAAGTCGGCGTAAATAAAATCTTCATAGCTGGTCATCAAGGCATGGTTGGTTCCGCGATTGCCAAAAAACTAGGAGAAGGATACATCCACGCTAAAAAACGAGTCCTTGACTTACAAAGACAAGACAAAGTAGAAGCCTTCTTCGCTGAATATCGCCCAGAAATCGTTATCTTGGCGGCGGCAAAGGTCGGTGGAATTCACGCAAACAACACGTACAGGGCGGAGTTCATGTACAATAATTTACAAATCCAAAACAACATAATCCACTCCTCTTGGTTATTCGGAGTCAAAAAATTAATATTCCTAGGCAGTTCTTGCATCTATCCCAAATTTGCAGAACAGCCCATTAAGGAAGAGTACCTGCTTTCCTCGCCTCTTGAGTACACAAACGAACCTTATTCTGTAGCCAAGATTGCTGGAATCAAAATGTGTGAAAGTTACCACAAGCAATACGGTTGCAACTTCATTGCCGTAATGCCATGTAATCTGTATGGACCCAACGACAATTTTCACAATGAAGACTCTCATGTTCTCCCGGCGCTAATTAGGAGATTTCACGAAGCTAAACAAAATAACGAGCCCCACGTTGAGGTTTGGGGCACGGGGAAAGCTCAGAGAGAATTCATGCACGTCGACGACCTAGCTGATGCTGTTCTCTTTACTCTCCGAAAGATAGACGCAGAGCATATCTACAAACAAAACATTTCCCATTTAAACATAGGCACTGGTCAAGAAATATCCATAGCAGAACTCGCGAAAAAAATCGCACATACAGTTGGTTACGAAGGAGAGATAAGGCACCAGCTTGACAAACCCGACGGGACATTACGCAAGCTATTAGACGTTTCCAGACTTGAGCAGTTCGGATGGAAACATAAAATAAGCTTAGAAAATGGACTTAGCGACACCTATAACTGGTATGGCGAACAGGACGCAGCAAATTTGAGGTTATGAATCACCACTTTATGCAATTCGAAGGCAGAAATTATATCAATGGAGTATGGAAAGCTACCGCCGACATGTACTCCAAGATTAACCCATCCACAGGAAAGGCCCAAGGAGCGTTCCCGTCAAGTGGACCAAGCGACGTCGGCACCGCCGTGCTGGCTGCTCGGAAAGCGTTCAAAAGCTGGAAAAAAGTAAGCCGCTTTGTCCGTTCAGACTACATGAACAAGGTCGCTCAACTTATTGAAAGAGACAAAGAGAAACTGGCTGCGGTTATCTCCCTAGAGACAGGTAAAAACTACAACGAAAGCGTCGCTGAAGTTAACGAAGCTCTCCACATGGCTCAGTTTGCTTTCGGTTCTGGCCGCTACTCACATGGAGAGGCCGTTTCTTCTGAGATTGCCGACAAGGATTCCTACATGCTTCGGAAACCAAAGGGTGTAATAGCAATTATAACACCATTCAATTTTCCTTTGGCGATTGGAATGTTCTGGAACGCCGCCCCCGCCCTTGTAGAAGGAAACACAATAGTAATTAAACCAAGTGAAGATGCTCCAATGTCCACCCAAATGGCTGTCAAGATTTACGAGGAAGCTGGCATTCCTCGCGGAGTCATTAATCTGGTGCATGGTGACGGGCTCGTTGGTAATCTTTTGGCTCATGCTGATATCGACCATATTTGCTTTACTGGTTCTGCCGAGGTTGGGCAGTCTATTAGAAAAGTAGCCGCCGAGAGTTGGCACAAAACCACCTCATGCGAAATGGGCAGCAAGTCTGCCTGTATTATTTTTGACGACGTAGAGATGGACCTAGCTGTAGAGTCCGCGGTTGCTAGCGCATTTAAACTCTCTGGCCAACGGTGCGTTTCCTCTAGTAGGATGATAGTCCAAAGAAGCGCCTATGACGAGTTCGCTAAGAGATTCGCTGAAGAAGCTTCTAAATTAAAAACAGGCAATCCATTTAAAAAGGTTTTTTCATCAAGCGGAGACCCGGGGTGCGTAGGCTGGGAAGACTATGTTCCCGACGAAAGCGTTTATTATGGTCCGATCATCAACAAGCAAGGATTTGAAAAAATAAAAAAATATAACAACATGGTCTTGAATGACCCGCTGGCAGAAGTTCTGTTGGACCCTGTTTATGAGGACATAAATGATAGAGCTTTCTTTTCTAGCCCAATGGTTTACAAGGTCGAATGGAGAGGGGTAGACGCTCCATACCTTAGGAACGAAGTCTTTGGCCCCCACGTCGCAGTTATCCCCTTTGATACTTTAGAAGATGCGATCCGTATTTATAACGATACTGAGTACGGCCTTGCGGTTGGCGTTCTTACGAATGATTTCCGCAAAGCACGAGTACTCCGAGACGAATGCGACGCGGGGATGATTTATTGGAATGGTGGGTCTATCGCTGCTGAATCTCACCTTGCTTTTGGCGGAGTTAAGAAGTCCGGAAACGGGTTCCCAAGCGCGGCCAGAACATTCAGGGCTGTAACCCACGAGATCAGTTGGACAGTTAACCATGCAGATAGATTAACCTTTCCACAAGGAATGAAATAAATTATGAGCAGTGAACACCCAGAAGCAGCCATGTACAATGAGCTAGCAAAGAATATGGAATTCCACGAGTCCAGCAGGCTAGCGTCTGAAGGAGAGGAGAGAGTGGCGTTGATTGACATTGACGAAACAATTTGCTTTTACTCAGGTAAACGCAGGTATGACCTAGCGGAACCCCACAACGAGAACATTGCAAAAATAAATAAACTATACGACGATGGCTGGCACATTGTTTATTGGACCGCCAGAGGGGGGTCCGAAAAATCTAAGGCATCAGGAAAGTGTTATTATGATTTCACTTGGGAACAACTAGAATCTTGGGGGTGTAAGTTCCACGACTTATCTACAGGGACGAAAGGAGAACACATAAAACCTCCTTATGATTTAATAGTTGACGACAAAGCGAAAAGGATTGAAGAATTATGAGATACATAAGAGTTCCATACATGAAAAGAAGACATTTCACCAGAAAAATCAGAGAAACAGAATCAGAAGTTTACCAACTCAAGAGGGAGGGAGACTGGCTGGGGGCCAGCCGCCTTCAACAACAACTTCGCAATTGCTGGTGGGGGTATAGATGGCTTTTGTCGCATTAATTTTAAGCGTGGGGATAACCCTTGGTATAGGCATTCTCCTCGCTAAACTTATAGAAAAAAAATGAATACTTTTACGAAATGGTTTTTGCTCAATTCTGTCGTGGCGACAGCAGCTTTCTTTGCTGAAACAAAAGGGGCGCTCTCCACGATGATCAAGAATGACGTTAGTCATCTAACTATTGTAATTATGATACTGTATGTTCTCCTTACGGCATTTGTCGGTAAGCTGTGTTATTTAGCGGATAGGCTAGACAAAAAGAAAGTTGAGCATGACGCGGTTAAGCTTTCCAAACAATCGGAGGTAGGCTGGTTTGCAGCGGAACACTTCTTTTCACTTGGCTTACTAGGTACCGTTTTTGGCCTATGCGTGGCGACAGCCACTAACCTTGACGAGACAGCGCAAGTGAGCGCCATTGTGGCGGGACTAAAGACTGGATTGAATACCGCGTTCTACACTACCATCTGCGGTATTGTCTTCAGCCTACCACTGCAAGCTCAGCTGATGATTTTAAGATATAAACTAGAAGAATAAACAATGATGTTATATAAATCAAAATTAAATATCAAAGTCAGTGATTATATCGGAGCGTTAATACTTTGGTGTGTAGCTATAGTATGCACGTTAGGATTTGCAGCTATTCCATTTCAACTCTGGTTAGCTAAGGTGATTTTAGATAACTGGGAAATCGAAGCCGAAACTCGGTTTAGCAAGGGGGATTTTAAGCCGCCGCGGGAACAATGATTAACAGAGGATATAAAAAATTCTTTTCATTCAGACCGTTTATCGACGTGCTGTTTTGTTGCCTGTTAATGCTTGTAGCTATTCTGTTTCTTCTCAAGAGCGAAGAAGAGCAAACAAAAGTGCGCCCACCCAATGTACTGTATGAGGTTATTCTAACGTGGGACGGAAACAGCGAAGACGACTTGGACCTATACGTTAGATCGGCGTCTGGACATACCGTAGCATTCAACAACAGGGAAGGTGGTCAAGGTAGCCTAATTAGCCTAGACCATGACGCGTTAGGCAAGCGCAGAAACAACAGCCTAGAGCAAGGACTAGCGGGCACGGTTGTCGCCTTTAACGAAGAGGTGGTTTCCTTCAGGGGCGTGACAGAGGGGGAGAATATAGTCACGGTGCATGTCTACGCCAAGAGAGACGACGAACCGACGAAAGGGACGATCAAGCTAATAAAAATTAAACCATTCAGAGAAGTAGTAGTCAAGGAAAGAGACTTTACCACCACTGGAGAAGAGAAGACCGCCTTCAGATTCAAAACAGACAAAGACGGAAACATCCTTGACGTAAACGAGTTAACCGCAAACCTAAGAGACCCATTACCACAGTGAGACTAGACCACATAGCCTACAGAGTAGAAAACAGATACAAATCTGCTGGCTTTTTTACAGAGGCTTTCGGTTATAGTCTTGGCACAGAATTCCAAATAGAATTTGACGATGGGTCCAAGGCGGACTGCATAGCTTTAGTGCCGCCAGAGACAAGACACTCAGACACTAACCTTTGGACCTATTTTTCTCTACAAGCTGACCCTCACGGTTCACACCTAAATTCCGCATATGGAGCAGCGGGAAGCATCAAGTCAGAATACCATGCACCACCAGAAATTTTTGTAAGCGATGGTTCTGAAGGCTCAATCGTCGGTGATTGGGTAAAGGCAAGAGGTGGGGTCGGAGGGGTGCACCACATAGCTTACCAAGTTGAAGACGTACAGGCGGTTATGAAGGAGTGGAAAGAAAAGGGGTATGCGGAATTTTACTCTGAAGAACCAATTATATGCAAAGACCCCGACTTAACGCAAGTATTCACTAAGCCATCAGAACTAACAGGAGTAATATACGAATTTATTAACAGAGAAGGCGCGGGCTTTTGCAAAGACAGCGTTAAAAAATTAATGGAAAGCTCTAAATGATTTACGTGTTATACGGACAACCCGGATCAGGCAAGACCTCTTTAGGCACATTGTTAGCAAGTCATCTCGACACGCCATTCGTTATTGATGGAGATGAGTTCAGAGAAATGTTTACTAATAAAAATTACGGCAGAGAGGGGCGCGAAGAAAATATTAGAAACGCGAATGCCGTAGCGACCTACCTAAACAAAAAAGGGAAAGATGGCAACTGGAAGGCGATTTACATTGATGTAGCTGACGGCTGGAAAAGCCACCCCATCAATAAAGAAACCCACGTGGTTGTGTCTTTGGTAAATCCCTACAAGAATCTGCGGGACGAATTACGAGTCAATAATGGAAACGAAGTAGTTGAAGTTTTATTACTGTCGAACAGAGAACTAAGAAAAGAATATCACGTAAAAGACTTCGAGGCTGGACACACCGCCGGCATAAATACAGACGGGGAAGTAGAAGACAGTTGGAATTATTTAAAAAAAATATTAAAGTTATGAGGTCAGTCTTATTGGTGATAATGTTCTTATTGGTGGGATGCAAGACGTATTATGCTCCCAACGGAAAGGCTTTCCCTAGAAGTTGGGGCAAGCCACCTGAGATGGGAACAAAAGATTATCGTCCACTACCTTATTGCTACGGGTATGGTAGTAGTACGCTTTATCATTGGATTTCGGAGAACAGGGGATATCAAAGCCCCAGCGGCAAACCTTTCCCCAGAAGTTGGGGTAAGCCACCCGACATACAAACAACAGATGTTGTTCCTTTACCGTATGGCTATGGACATGGGAGCAGCACGCTACGAGGTTGGATAAATGGTAAAAGAAAGTGACATTTTTGGCGGCAAGCAATGGACCAGAGAAGAACAGTTCGCAGACGAAATGGAAGCTCTTAAGTACCAAATGAAATATACGATACAAAGTCATAGAAGATTAAAGAAAGGCGAATGGAAGAAGATACAAGACTTTATTGATGGAATAGAAAAATGATTGAATACCTTTTATTACTGCAAATACCCTTTTATATAATTGCTGCGGGTGTTTGGTATATAGCGTGGAAGATGAAAAAATGAATATAGCATTACCAATTTTGTTGTTGATATTTGGAGGCTTGACCTTTTGGGTTTTAAATGAGTCGTCTCTTAAATGGTACATAAAAACGGCCTGCATCACCGCCTTCTGCGCATTTACTGTCGTTTTCTATTCATCCATCCATTCCTTCTTAGGATGGCCCGCGAATGAAGATGACATGCCCGAGAAGGTGCTCATGCACTGGGTTATAATCAAAGAGCCGAACAAGTTCGCAAAGTTTAATGGAGCCATTTATATACTAGCAGAGTCAGCCGAAAAAGAAACAAGTACTCTACGAAAATTTTTTGGGTACAGTGAAGACAGAATCGAGCCCAGACTGTACCAGCTAAAATATAACCGCAACCTGCACGAGCACCTACAAAAAAATATTATGCCTAAGCTTAAGTCTGGACGACCAGTATTTGGAAAACTAACCAAAGAGAAAAAAGAATCCAAGCTGGGGTTCGGTCCGGGCAAGAACCCCAACAAGGGTAAAGGTGATGGAAGTGAATCTCAAGAGCAGGAGTGGCACTTCCATGAGCTACTGCCCTCAGAAGTTCATAGGAAACCAGAGAGGTAAATAAATCTAAATTTCCTGAGCGAAACGACTATTATAAGGAAAGGAAAAACACTATGGGAAGAGATAAAGCAAAACCGAAAAGAGAGAAAAAGAAGCCTAAGAAAGACAAAAAAAAGAAGAAAAAGAATAAGTAATGGGAGAATGGACAGACTTAGCACCGGACATTTGTAGGCAGCGCCTCATCGTAGAAGGCACCCTGCATAATGTATTTTTGCCAGAGGACATGACTAAGTTCTGTAAGGAGATTACTACGGTTTTAGATATGACCGCAGTCACATCGCCTATTTGCAACCATGACTCACATTACGGCTGGTGCGCTTATATGCACTGGAAGGAGTCAGGTATGCATATCTATGCATGGGACAATAGAACTCCTAAATTCTTTTCGATTGATATATATACCTGCAAAGACTTCGAGCCCATGGATGTAATAAGATATACGCGTGAATTTTTTGGAGATAATTTAATAAAAATAGCTTGGAAAGAATAGTATAAGTATGGCATCGAGGAAAACATTCGTCTACGAACACAAGCGCCACAAAAAGAAAACCCGCCAAGGCTGCAGCAACAGAAGCAAAGGCATGAAAAGATACAGGGGGCAAGGCGGCCCGCGTAAACGTTGTAAGTTACAAAAAAGATGAAAGCTTTTGTATTTGGTACGGGCAGGATGGGAACGGCTATATCTTGGGCCGTAAAAGAGCTTGGCCTTGAGCTAGCCTGTGCAGATGTGGACCCTGACGCTTTTGACAGATGGGTTAGAGACATAGGACTCTTAACTGCGGATGACGTAGACTTCTATCATGTCAAAGCAGACGGAGATTGGATTGGAACCCTTACGGAAGCCTCCCCTGACGTAGTTATATCTTCTCTACCTTACCACCAAACCGAAACGCTTGCTAGAATTTGTATTGATAATGGGTTCCGTTACTGTGATTTAGGCGGAAGAGTAGACGTGTCTCAGAGGATCAATGACTACGCAAAAGAGAAAGCCACAAAACCCGTCATGACCGACTTGGGTCTCGCCCCCGGCTGGGTTAATATCTTAGCGGAAGAAGGGTGTAGACAGATTCACGGACAAGCAGACGAAGTAGAAATGATGGTTGGAGGTTTGCCAGACTATTCACAAAGCACACACAATCCCTTACGTTACGCAGTTACTTGGTCAGTAGACGGATTAATTAACGAGTACAAGGACGACTGCCTTATTCTTGAAGACGGTGAAATAAAGACAGTTAAAGGAATGGACGGACTGATAAGGGTGGAAGGAGAAAATTTTGGTCAAATGGAAGCCTTCTATACCAGCGGCGGAGCGTCGCACTCCATTCATTCCATGCGGTCAAAGGGAGTCAAGAATTGTTCTTACAGAACCTTAAGGTACCGAGGACACAGAGACATAGTCAAATTTTTAATTAAAGATTGCGATTTAGACGACGAGACCTTAAACAATATTTTTGTTAAAGGTTGTGGGTTCGCGCATGAGGACGAGGTGTTTATCGTAGCGAAAGTGAAGGGTGGAGATAAAGCTTGGGGAAGAGAGAGAGTGATAAAGTTCGACGAAAACTTTTCTGCCATGCAAAAAGCCACGGCCTTCCCAATTAGTTCAGTCGCTGCTCTTATGGCAGAAGGAATTTTTGATGGGGATAAAGATCAACACAGAGATTACTATACCCAATACGGTAAAAGCTTAAACTACAGCGATATTCCATTTGATTTATTCAAAAAGAAACTTGAAATATTAGAAATAGAAACATGAAAAAGGTTTTAGTTACAGGAGTACTTGGCCAAGACGGCGCTAACATGTGCGAGTTCTTACTGAAAGACCCCAACAACAGGGTTTTCGGTATGATACGTCGCGTATCCAATCCAAATTATGTAAACTGTAAAAGTTTTCTAGACAACCCTAACTTTCAGCTTGTCTATGGAGACTTAGGCGATGAATTTAGTATAGGGAAACTAGTGCAAGACATCCAGCCTGATTTCTTTATTAATCTTGCTGCTAATTCATTTGTCGCCTGCAGTTGGGATATGCCGCAGCAAGTGATGGACACAAACGCCCTTGGGGTACTTAGATGCTTGGAAGCCATCAAGAACTATCAACCAAATTGCAGATTCTATTCTGCCGGATCAAGCGAAGAGTTCGGAAACATAGATTATTGCCCCCAAGACATGAAACACCCAATGAAGCCGCGTAGTCCTTACGGGGTTTCCAAATGTGCCGCGCACCATATGGTGAAAGTATACAGGGAGTCTTACGATATGTTTGCTGTCCATGGGGTGCTTTTTAACCATGAAGGGACCAAGAGAGGGGAAGAGTTCGTAACTAGAAAAATCACCAAAGGAGTAGCTAGAATCTACCACAAGATCAGAAGCGTAGACAGCTGGAGGGGTCGCCATGGGGACGCCGCAAGATTTGACCCAATTGAACTTGGCAATCTTGACTCGAAAAGGGACTGGAGCGATAGCGAAGATTTTGTTGAGGGAATTTGG